ATGACAAAGATAGAAACAAAAGCTCAATACGATTGGGCAGTAAAAAGAGTTGAGGAATTACTTCCACTGGTCACAGATGAAACCCCTCTGGATAATCCTCACAGTATAGAGTTAGAATTACTTTCTAATCTCGTTGCAGATTATTCTGAGGAGCATTTCGCACTGGGAGAACCAACGCTGGTTGATGTCCTCAAACTTCGTATGTATGAGATGGGACTTAATCAGAAATCTTTAGCAAAATTAATCGGAGTCAGTCCTTCACGCTTGAGTGATTATATTTCCGGTAAATGTGAACCGACCTTGAAAGTAGCCCGCGAAATCAGCCAGAAATTGAATATTGACGCCAATATAGTACTGGGTGTTTAATATGAGTATAGAAAACAGAAAAACCGCTTAATTCACCATGGAATAAGCGGTTTTAAGTCGGAGCCGAAAGCGGGACTCGAACCCGCGACTTACTCATTACGAATGATTATCTAAGAATAATATAAAATCACTGTGTATCAGTTGTTTATGATTAAATTTAAGCTAAATAAGGATACTCATTAGAACATTTTTTTCTACTTGAATGCCTTCCCTATCCTGTCACCGGATACCCAGCCATCGCCGAACTGGCAGTTCTTGATGTCTACAATATAGACTCCTTTTATCTCCAGCCCTTTACCTTGTGCTTCTTCCAGATATGTACGTGCATAAGCATCAAAGTTTGCTCCAGAATAAGCGTCTACGGCAAGGATGAGAAAGTTCGCGTCGGTCAGTTCGCCTTTGTAGATTCCTATATCGGCATCCACAAGACACTGAACGTATCTGTCGGCTTTATCCTTCTGTTCCTGGGACGGCTTGTTCCCTCCGCAGCCAAACAATGATATTGCCAGTATAGTCAGCAGTATTTTCTTCATGGATTTAGATAGTTAGTTTGTTCTTTAATTCGTTATATAAATCAGGATTTCTCATGTCCTCCCAATAATACTTCTTGTATCTGCTCCTGCTGAATCCTTCCTTACTCTCATAGACAAGAATACATTCCTTATCACACAAAACAATCACCGAAGATAGAAGTAACTTGGCATAAGAGAATGCCTGAAGAAAGGCTGATTCTATCTCGTGGTTGTTCTTCATGTGGTATTTTGCTTCAATCAACACTTTTGCTTTTTCTTCTTCTGGCTTGTTGTCATAATGAAGTGCATAATCCGGGAATATACGATGTCCTCTCCCTGCATGGATTGGCAACTGTCGAATGTAGTCTTTATGCTCATACCACCCCATTTCATTCAACAATGGCTCCAGTAGTTTTTTCTCTACATCCTTTTCCTCTTTAATGACTATTCCTTCCGGCAATGAAGGTGCGTATATTTGTGGAAGTACGGATGTGTCAAATCCTTTTGCTTCTATCATCCTCATGAGTTCTGCATAATCCTTTCCCGTAACCGGCCATCCATTGACTCCTTGAAAATTCTTTCTGATAAGCGGATGATTTGAAAAGTATTCGTCTGCTTTCAGCTCTTTTAATGAGATATGAGGAATATCAATTTTATTGCTTACATAAGTATTGCTGTAGTAGTGGGCAAATGGGTCTATTACACCGTCAACCTGTGCTATCCACAAGCAAGTGATGGCACTTACTGGAGATGTTTCATAATGTATGAGTACATCCCCTTTCTTTGTTTCCTTATTTGATTGCCAAAATCCAACCGTCCATTCTTTCCCATATCCTTTAATTAATCCTCCGATAAACCACGCAGATGATGGTTTGGGCATTTCTGCGTTCTCTTCCTTTATCAGAAGATTGGGAGCATAATCATACATGAAAGCGCTTAGCTCATCGGGAGACAAACCGTTTTCCGTCCTGAATCGATAGAATACTTTGCACAATTCCCAATAATACATACACCTGGCTTTGTAGTCAGCTTTCTTTGGAATCGGAGGAAGTTCTATTTCAAAGTAATCAGCTAATTTTTCAAGATGGAAAAGTTCGTTGATATATAAATAGGGAAAAAAGTATTCACCAAACATATAGTTCAGTTCCATTGAAAGTAATGGAATGTAGCCAAGCATTTGGTCAAAATCTCCAATCCTTAAAACTTCTTCCGTTTCTATCATCAGCCCGGTAGATATGATTTCCTCATACAGCTTTCCGGCATCATCCAGGGATTTTAATATTGTACCTTCATATTCTGATACTTTGTAACACCAGAAATCTTCTAGTATTCCGCAAATCATTTCGGAATTGAATCCGTCCTTGATTTTTGGATTGTACTTCTCGAATAGGCGTTCTTCTTCCATCCACTCTTTTCTGTCTGAAAAGCTGGATATGGCAGACTTCCCGTCTGGAGAGTTCTTGTACAGATTCCAAAGGTATTGATTGAATATCATGGCTAATACTTTACTGTTCTTGGCTTCTTTTGGAGTACATAATACAAGGCCCTTATCTTATCCATTTCTAATGTAAAGTTAGAGTATTCCGGGGATGGATTCAGTGAGTGAAAGGTTATTGTTCCTTTCTCTAAATCCTGGGCAACAATCTGTTTAATAAGTACAGATGAATCAAAAACCACCACCCAATAAGGATGATCATTGAATCTCAGCCCATCTTTCCAATGCATGCGGTCAAGTTCACGAACAAGAACTCTATCTCCTTCCTCAAAACTATTCCTTGTTCCATCATCCATACTTTCACCTTTAACTTCAAAAGCAAAATACTTTCCGTGGACGATTTTATCTGTCTCAAACGATTCCTCCTCCCATCCCTCTTTTTCTGCTTCCAAGGTATCACATTCATTGGCAAATCTTCCGTATGCAGCAAAAGGAACTAACTTAACAACCATCCGGTATCTATCTACTAGATTGTAGAATTTTACATTATTGTGATTCTCGGTAAAAAACTCACCATCATCATCTCTAATGGGGACTTGCTGCAATGATTCCTCAATTGGAGAACCAGAACCTGTTAAAACCCACACTTTATTATAAATAGGAAAAGCATTCACAATTTTATTTGCTATCGATTCTGATATTTTCTTTGTTTTACCTGACTGCAAATCGTAAATCTGTGTAGGGGTTACTCCTATTGCTTTAGCGAAAGTACCAGCTTTGAGCTTTTCTCTTTCCAAAATAAAGTTTATGACTTTAGGTGAATCCATAACTATATAAATATATCGTTTTTTACTATACTATTTTTACTATATGCACAGTTATATAGGTTAATAAATGTTTAAATATAGTATTTTACTATACATTAAATTTGATAGTATAGTTATTTACTATATATTTGCATCAGAAACGTAACACTGATACGAAACAAAGATAGTAAATTCATTTATAAAACACACGATTATGAAAAGAAATGTATTACACGAGATTATGAGCCTTGCTTGGCAGTTGGTAAAGAGAAACGGTTTCTCTATGAGTGAAGCGATGAAATGCGCCTGGGCAAACATGAAGCTGAAAGCTGCAATGAAGCAAAGAATCGTAAAGTTCTACTTCAAAAAGGTAGATGGTTCTGTTCGTGAAGCCTACGGCACGCTGAAAGAAAATCTGATACCAGCCACATCAGGTGAAAGCAGAAAGAAGAATGACACTGTTCAGGTGTACTTCGATACTGAGAGACAAGAATACAGATGCTTCAAGAAAGCTAACCTTTTAAACATCGCATGACTATGACACGCCACGAAATCGAAGAAGAACTTGACGGGCTGTACGAAGACCTGAACTTCGCCTACAACGCAGATGAAGAGACTTTATGCAGGGCTTTCAATGCTGACAGCAAGCAAGAATACATCAAAGCACTTACTGAAGAGGTGGACAAATACGAAGCCCTTCTTGAAGAATACAACCTGCCTGAAGATGATGGCATGGACTACATTAACCTTCAGTTATCACAAGGCATGGCAGTGACACGCTGGTAACTCACCTACCCTGCTGACGGACTGAACGGCAACCGATAGCGAGAATCGGGCAGGGTTCTACTTGATTGGTTCTTTGACATGATGGAAATTTAGGCTTACCGTTAAGCCTGACGTGAAACGGACGACTGAGTAGCGATAACGGCTGTGTGAAAAGAGTATGAGTAAAGGGCTGCACTAAGCAAACGCAGCATACGAATCACACAGATAACAAAAAGACACTTATACGATTGCAGGTGGCCGTAGGTCGGCTACAAAGACAATCTTCACTGATTAGACACCAGCATGAACTATATATACCCGTGGCTTACCAGACCTTTGATAAGCAGTAAGGCAACCACCGGAACGCCCACGGGAGCGATATTTAATACACACGGTTATGAAAATACTACTTTTTCTCTGTGCATTGTCCGTTCTGGTAATGCACTTCAATCAAGACCTGTCTGCTATGTACTGGATAGGATTCGTCGGGTTTATAATCACTGGTTTTTCAATCGCAAACAGACTGGACAATGAACGAGCTGCAAGAAACAATAAAAAGCATCTGTGATGAATTTGCGGACATCAGTGCCATTCTGGCGGCACGCTCAAGGGAACTGGACAGACGGGAGCTGTTCGACAAGGAGATAGAAACCGAAATCAATAACATTAAAAAGAATAGACATGAAAACAAATGAGGAATTACAGGGTATGACGCATGATGAACTCGTGGCATACACACAGAATCTGCAACGCGAATCGGAAGAATACAAAAAATCAATGCTGTATTACATGGAAGAAAAGAAAAAGATTGAATCGAAGTTTGACAACTTCAAGAACATGGTCAAATCGCTGGTTGTACTAGTCGATTAGTTTTTATGGGTTATAGAAAATGGGTAGATGCCGGGCCATAAAGTCCGGCATTTTCATTGGCAGATAGTTCAGGCGGTAGAACGCCATGTAAGGGTTAGCATGGAAGTCACGGGTTCAAGTCCCGTTCTGCCAGCAAACAATCAAATACTTAAACTATGGTTAGAGAAATTACAGTAGACGAAAACTACCAGACAGTACGTCTTTTTGACGAAATGAAGAAAGGGGACATCTACAAGGTTCCCTATGACAAGAAACGGCATAACGGAATCAAGCTGGAAGCATCACGACGCAATCGTGACCTCCGCTTGATCGGGACACTTAAAAACAAAATGGACGTGAAGTACCGGGTATCGGCCACAGAGTATCCGGGTTTCTCGGCAATTATCTGCTTAAAATAAAATGCTTATGATAAACGAAGATGTATTGAAAATCGTCTTGAACAACAAGTCTTTCGGGAAATACGAAGCAGCTTCGATAGTAGGCGGTCTCAAAAGGCTGAAAGAGTTGTGCGAATCCGGAAGGATAAGATACAAGACCAAAGAAGGCGTGCCACACAGCCGATGGGCTTGCAATGCCTGGGATGTGATAAAACATGCAAAATTGATTTATTAAAATACACGATTATGGAAGGACAACTTATTTACGGGAAGATGGCCAGCATTCTCAGAGAGACGAAAGCCATTACAAAATCAGAGAAGAACCAGCAGCAGGGATTCAAGTTCAGGGGCATAGACAATGTGATGAACGAACTTCACGAGCTGTTTGCCAAGAACGAAGTGTTCATCCTGCAGGAAGTTCAGGGGTTTACTACAGAGAACAGGCCGACGAAATCCGGCGGTACAAATACATTCACAAGGGCGACAGTCAAGTTCAGGTATATAACTACAGACGGCAGTTGTGTTGAGACGGTGAATGTCGGAGAAGCGATGGATTCAGGGGACAAGGGTATGAACAAGGCAATGAGCATCGCGCTGAAATATTCGTTGCTGCAAATGTTCCTTATCCCCACCGAAGAGCCGAAAGACCCGGATGTCACCACACCTGAAGAAACTGACTATTTCGCGATGGCGGAGCAGGAGGTGAACGCCGCGCAGACCGTGGAAACCCTGCAAAGTATATGGCAGAACTATACCGTATTGCAAGGTGACAGAAGATTCATTGATATTGTAAACAAGAAAAAAAACTCGTTAAAAAATGGATTTAATTAAATCAAGTATCCTTTTCGACAAGGACACACATACCTACACCACCCCCGAAGGCGTGTGCCTGCAAGGCATTACCGGGATAATTGAGAGGCAACTGTTCCCGGACAAGTATTCGGGCGTTCCCGAATTTGTAATGAAAAGGGCAGCCGAAAGGGGTTCTTTCGTGCATGAGGTCTGCGAACTAGTGGATGATTTGGGTATTGACCACGAAAGCGAGGAAGCCCGCAACTATCAAAAAATAAAAGAAAGTTACGGGCTTCAATATGAAGCGAGCGAATACCTTGTATCGGACAACGAGCACTTCGCTTCCTGTATTGACAAGGTATATCGGGAAAGTGACAGCGAATTTTCATTGGGTGACATCAAGACAACATACAAGCTCGACAAGGAGTATGTAAGGTGGCAGCTGTCCATTTACGCTTATTTGTTTGAAAGGCAGAACCCCGGATGCAAAGCCGTAAGGCTGTTCGCCATCTGGCTGAGGGGAAGCATTTCAGAACTTTTGGAAGTGGAACGCATACATGACGGTATCATCCTTGAACTGCTCTCAGCCGAAATAGAGGGACGCAAGTTCATAAACCCTTATGCCGTACCTTCGGTTAAGACTGACATGCCTTTGAAGTACCGTGAAATGGAGGATTCAATCATAGAGATAACCGAGCAGGCGAAATATTGGTCGGAACGCAAGAAGGAGCTTACGGACGGTGTGATGAAGGAAATGGTCAAGGCGGGTGCTTATTCATGGAAAGGTGAAAGCGTCTCTTTCATCCGCAAGAAAGATTCCATCAGAAGGACATTTGACCGTGAAGCCTTTGAGAGAGATTATCCAGGTGTCTATGACAAGTATCTTGTAGATACGCCTGTATGTGGAAGTATAACATTAAAAGTATCATAAATGAGTAATCAGATAACCGGGCGGCTGGTCTATATCGGCCAGCCCCAAGAAATCCCATCCAAGAGCGGTGGCAACCCGTTTTTGAAACGTGAGTTTCTACTCGATGCTACGACCCATGACCCATACACAGGTGAACGGAGCCAGTACGAGAACGTCCTGCCACTTGAAGTAAGTGGTGACAAATGTGCCGAACTTGACCAGTTCAGAACCGGTGACGTAATAACGGTTTCCTTTGCCTTGCAAGGTCGGGAATGGACAAATCAGGACGGACAACTAAAACGTATGGTGTCCATCCGCTGCTATAAACTGGAAGGCCGTCAGCCAATGCACCAGCCAGCATCCGTGCCAGCACAGCAACCGGCACCGTCACAAACGCCACCCATGGTACAGGCGTTTCCACCTGATGTAGATGCGAATGGAAATCCCAAAGATGACTTACCGTTCTAGCCTATGAGCATATTCAATCTGAAGAATGAATACGATATACCCAAGTTCAAGGCTTATGTAAACAAGCTGTTCCAGGAGCGTGCAGTTGTGGAAGTGAGAAAGAAGCTCCCTAACCGCACGCTATCCCAGAACAGCTATTTGCATCTGCTTTTAGGGTATTTCGGCAGTGAGTACGGTTGCAGCCTTGACGAAGCAAAGATAGACTTCTATAAAAGGACTTGCAACCGTGATTTGTTTGAGAGAAAGACGGTCAACAAGAAAGGCAAGGAAGTAACCTATCTGCGAAGTTCTGCAGAACTGACAACAGGTGAAATGACTTTGAGCATTGACCGTTTTCGTAACTGGAGCGCATCTGTTGCCGGCATCTATCTGCCTTCGGCAAACGAACAACAGATGCTAATTTTTGCACAACAAGAAATCGAACGTAATAAAGAGTTTATCTAAAATTTTGAGATTATGAAAAAAAGAAAATTTCCCCAAGATGTAGCAAGATTCTTTAATCCAGAGAAGTCAATTAATCCTAATTCAAGCGGCATTCATCAAAGAGAGAAGGCCTTACAAAGAAGTTTCATCCCTGTTTATAATGGTATGGGTACCGCTAAAAAGATTTATAATAGGTTCGGTGTAAAAAGTTATAGATAATTATGGACAAATTTTTAGGACAAGACATCCCTGAACAGGAACGATGGCAGTTCCTTCAGGACAACGCCGATGCGGTAGAGAAAATCGGATATACTCACCGATTCACCCCCGAAGAACTGGCTCAGAAGAAAGAGACTTTGGCCGAGGTATCAATCACCATCAACGATGTTGAGTTGGAGAAGAAAGAGGCTATGGAAAGCTTCAAAGAACGATTGAAGCCTTTGAATGAAGAAAAGCAGGAACTTCTGGACCATATCAAAAGAGGTTCAGAGTTCGTAGCCAACGAGGAATGTGCCAAATTCCTCTACCACAAGGAGAAAATGGCTGGATTCTACAACAAGTTAGGTGAGCTGGTTTACAGCCGCCCGATCATGCCACAAGAAATGCAGAAGACAATTTTCAGTATTAACAGTAAAACAGGAACAGATGAGTGAGAACAAAATCAACCTGGTAGTACCGAAAGATTATAACGGTACGCCAATCGAAGTTGTATTACGTGAAGGTGAAGCACCCGTAGCACTTGACCCGAAAGAGCCTGAAAGAGTAGTTATCAATGGAACGATAGATGCACCTTTCAAATGGCTGGAGAAGCGTGTCGAACTGATTAATCAGAAATCGGCCAATATCATTGTGAACCGTGATAAGATGTGTCTGGCTTTGACTATTGATGAAACCAATTATTACCAGACAGTAATTAGTGGAGTTTTACAGGCTTCAAAGGAAATGCAGGAGTTCGGTATCAATGCGGAAAGGAAATGGGAACCTATCAAATTGTCCCAGTTCTTCAAGATGCACCGTGCCTTCTTCAAGGATAAGTCTGAGAACATGATGCTGGTTTCCACTTTGAAGAACTTCAAGGCGAAAGTGAATCAGGATATAGAACGTAGCAAAGAGGAAAACGGGAACAAGACGGATAACTATTCTCAAGTGGTTGATTCCAATCTGCCAAAATCGTTCAAACTGAATATCCCTCTTTTCAAAGGTTTTGCCTGTGAAGAAATCGAAGTTGAAATCTACGCCGATGTGGATGGGCGGGAAGTTTCCCTTTCTTTGGTTTCTGCCGGTGCGAATGAGGCCATTGAAGAATACAAGAATAAGGTGATTGACGAACAGGTTGAAGCAATCAAAGGTGTTGCACCTGACATCGTAATCATTGAGGTGTAACAATGAGAAAGCAAATTTATTTAATTCTGTTTCTGGTAGTCGGAGTATCTATCGGAAACAGAATATTCAATCACCTCAACGCTTGGCTGGGCGTGGTAATAATATCAGCCACAGTGATTTATTTCGTTTATAAACTAATTAAAAATTTGAAGAATGAAAAGATTGATTAATCTAATGTTGGTCTGTATGACCTTAGTGGTATTTGCTTCATGCGAAAGAGTAGCCCCTAATTATGCCGGTGTTCTAATGGAGAACTATGGGAAGCAAGGAAAAGAGGATTTTAAGGTAGTGTCCGGTAAAGTTTCCACTTGGGAATGGGGCACTGAATTGTTTCAAGTTCCATTGTTTGACCAAAGAGGGGAATTTGCTGAACCTGTCACATTGAAGGCTGCTGATAACACTGAATTTAACGCACGTCCTACTTATTCTTATAAAGTTATCAAGAATAGAGCTATAGATGTTGTATTCGATAACAAACATATAGATAAAGCTGATACAGAATCAGGAAAAGACGGGTTTATGCAAAGCCTTGAAGATAATATACTTGAACCTCGTATTTATGATTTAATCAAAGAAGAAAGCCGTAAGCACAAGACAGACAGTTTAATGGCTGACGGTGGTTCTCTTCTTTTTGAAAAGCGGTTGGAGCAGATTGTGGATAAAGAATTTGAGAAAAGAGGGCTTCAATTGCTGACTTTTTCTGCACAGCTTGAATTTTCAAAGGCTGTGCGTGAGAAGATTGATAGTCGTAATGAGGTGAATACCAATATATCTGTATTAGACCAGCAGATTGCAGAGCAGAAGAAACGCAACGAATTGGAGCAATTAAAAACAGAACAGGCTATCATTCAATCACGTGGGTTGACTAAAGAAATACTCTATAAGCAATTCATAGATAAATGGGATGGCCGTACACCACTTTATGGAATTGCCCCTGAGTTTTTAAAAATAACGAAATAGCATGAATAAACGCCCGGAAAGACGGGCATACGGGCGCAAGCACAGGACGTGCTTTAGTATGGAGTAATTGCGCAATATCTCCATACACTTGTCCCATTGAATTAGCTAATATATGAGCAAGTAAAACCGTGATGGTTGGGCGGGTTCGATTCCCGTTGCGTCCACAACCAATAATGGAATTATTATGAAAGAAGAACGGAAATTAACATTCGGGAAATACAAAGGACAAGAGATAAAGTATATCATACTTACTCATATTGGTTATATCATGTGGTGCTTTGAGAATATCAACTGGTTTAAGCTGACAGATCAAGAACAGGCTTTATATGATGCGATAGCCATAATGATTAAGAAGGAACGCTTGCCAATGACTTTTCCGGTTGAAATGATGTATAAGCATATAAAAGACAGAGAGTCATATGAAAAGTTAAATACTCCATTTACATTCAATTATGGATATATATCTTTAAGAATGTCTGAAAAGGATAATCCAATATTCAACAGTATTGAAAAATACATTACACACAAAATACGCAGAAATAGTACGAAAGAATGTTCGTCATTCGAAAGTCTTTCAGGAGATTTGACTGGTCTTTCACATAGCATGAATAAAGAAATAGAAAGAGCTCGGCTTAATGGTGAGAGTGATGAAGAAATATATGGTTATTGGGGTAGTATGAATGATTATAAGGCTTTATAAATATGTATTACATCAAGAAACCTAAAAAGAAGAAAGAAAAGCCTTTGCCGTTATTCGATAAGGCAGGTATCAAGATTAAAAAGAAGCCGGATTTAGTGGCCAAACTCGACAAAGTTTTCAGCCGCTATATCCGGCTTCGCGATTGTATGCCGAACGGGTATTTCCGCTGTATCTCATGCGGCCAGATAAAGCCCTACGCACAGGCAGATTGCGGACACTTCCATTCGCGCCGCCACATGGCCACACGCTTTGACGAGGATAACGCCCACGCAGAATGCCGGGCGTGCAACCGGTTCAGTGCAGACCATCTGATACAATATGAAAAGAACCTGAAAGCTAAAATCGGCCAGCTACGATTCGACAAGCTGGCATGGAGAGCAAGCCAGGCGAAGAAATGGACTGATTTTGAATTAATAGAACTCACCAAGTATTACAAGGCTTTGGGAGACAAACTGAGTAAGGAGAAAGGATTATGAGTTATGTTTTACGGGATTATCAGCAGAAGGCCAGTAATGCAGCGGTCAGCTTCTTTGCTAACAGAGCCAAGAAGAACAATGCCATCATGGTACTGCCTACCGGAGCCGGTAAGAGTCTTGTGATTGCCGACATCGCCAGCCGTCTTGAAGGGCACACGCTGGTATTCCAGCCAAGTAAGGAGATACTCGAACAGAACTATCTGAAGCTCTGTTCGTATGGTGTTCTGGATTGTTCCATCTACTCTGCCTCATTCGGACGAAAGGAGATTTCAAGAATAACTTTCGCCACTATCGGAAGCGTAGTCAACCATCCGGAACTTTTCCAGCATTTTCAGAATATCATTATCGACGAGTGCCATCTGGTTAATCCGAAAGACGGAATGTACAAGAGATTTCTTTCGATGCTGAAATGTAAAGTCCTTGGATTGACGGCTACGCCCTACCGTCTTTCATCAAGCAGGGATTTCGGCAGCATGTTGAAGTTCATCACACGCACACGCCCGTGCGTGTTCTCTGAGGTAATCTATCAGGTTCAAATCTCTACTCTATTGGATATGGGGTATCTTTCGAAGCTGAACTATTATCCGATGAATCCTTTGGGATGGAACGAACTTAACCTGAAGGTGAACACTACCGGAGCCGACTACACGGACAAGTCTGTAGTAAAAGAGTATGAGCGTATCGACTTCTACGGGTTTCTGGTAAGCATCGTCCAAAGGCTCATGAATCCCAAGAGCGGTGTAAAACGAAAAGGTATATTGGTTTTCACCCGTTTCTTGAAAGAAGCAGAACGTCTCACCTGGTCCATTCCCGGAACAGCCATCGTTTCAGGAGAAACACCGAAAAAAGAACGCGAACATATCCTTGAAGCGTTCAAGGCCGGAGAGATACCCGTTGTGGCCAACGTAGGTGTACTTACTACCGGATTTGACTATCCTGAACTGGATACGATTGTCATGGCCCGTCCGACAATGTCACTGGCTCTTTGGTATCAGATAGTCGGTCGTGCCATCCGTCCGCATCCTAACAAGGAGGCTGGCTGGATCGTTGACCTTTGCGGGAATCTGAAACGATTTGGCGAAGTCAAGGATTTACGCCTGGTGGATAGCGGAAACGGTAAATGGGCCGTGTACTCCAATAGCAGACAGTTGACTAACGTAAGATTCTAAGATTATGGAAGGATATATCAAACTAAGCCGCAAGTTCTTCTCGAATGATATGTGGAATGAAGCCCGGACTTTTAGCAGTTGCGAAGCGTGGCTTGACTTGATTCAGTCAGCACGATTTGAGGCAACGCCCCGTATGGAGAGTATCGGAGGTCGAGAAGTCTCTTATACAAGAGGACAATATCCTGCATCCATAAGATTCTTATCAAAGCGTTGGAAATGGTCTGAGAGGAAAGTACGGACGTTTCTTGCCTTTCTGAGAAGAGAGAACATGATAACTCTTTCCAAGGAACAAGGAATGAATGTAATAACCTTGGTAAAGTACAATGAGTATAATGGCTCAGAGTCTGACACAGCATGTGACACAAGCAATGACACAATGAGTGGCACAAATATCATTCAGGAAATCAATAATTTACGGATGCAAGTGACACAGCTAATGACACAAGTGGCGACACAGCAGGTGACACACCCTGCAAAAGAGCCAGAAAAGCGACACACGGGTGACACAAAGCAAATAAAGGAGAAGAATATTATTAAAGAAACTACTACTAACGTAGTAGCAAAGAAAGACGCGGCTAAAGCCGCTACTCTCTCCCGGAAAGAATCCTTCTACCAGTCGTTAGTCCCTTATGTCGGCCAGTACCCGAAAGAAATGATTCGGGCTTTCTTCGATTACTGGAGCGAACTTAACAAGTCAGAAACCAAGATGCGCTATGAACTGGAAAAGACCTGGGAGCTTCCAAGACGGCTGGCGACCTGGGCCAGTCGTGAGAAAGTGCCTTCGAAAACAGATGTGGGCATAGTTCTGAAGGATAATTCACCGGAAAAATACAAGAAAGGCTGGTAAACATGGAACAGATAAATTTTCAACAGACAATAGAACGGCTTAAAGATACGGGCTTCTCCCCTATTCCTAACGTCGTACAGGTAACCGTTCCGGATGCCAAAAGAGTTCTCTGGGCCGGTATCAGGTACTTCACTGGAGAAAATGCCAGATGGCTTCCTGAGTACGAAGAAGTGGCAGGCTGGCTGGCCGGCAATGAAGGTCGCGGGCTTCTGTGTTTCGGCAACTGCGGACGCGGAAAGACCCTTATCTGCGGAAAGATTCTTCCTTTGCTTCTTAACCATTACTGCCGCAAGGTGGTAAGCTGTTACGATGCACAGCAGATGAACGCTGATTTGGACGCCGTGAAGCAAAAACACATCATCTACGTTGACGATATAGGGACAGAGAATTTAAGCGTGAAATACGGCGAAAAAAGGCTTGCATTCGCCGAACTGGCAGACGAAGCCGAGAAGAAAGGAAAGCTTCTTATCCTGACTACCAACCTCACGATAGACGAGCTGAGAGAGAAATATGGGGAAAGAACTATTGACCGGCTGAGGGCGATAACAAAAACCGTCCTCTTCAGCGGTGAAAGCCTGAGAAAATGATATGAAAATCACAATCAACTGGGTAACTCGTGACTGGAACCTGATCAGGAGGTTACGTGAAAAATACCGTCTTCCACAATACATGAACGTGAACGGACTCACAGAAGCAGAGGTTGACGAAGAGACATTAAGCAATCTCCGCAAGGGTGAGCCAAAGTATTTAATCATCAGAAAAGTAGAGAAATGACAAGACAAGAATCAGAAAGAAAGCTCAATGAGCTGAGAAAGAAGTATATCGCCTTGATTTCATCCATGAACTTTGCCAAAGCACAGAAAATCAAGAGCAAGATTGACTCCCTTGAAAGAGAGCTGGAACCGCATTCCTTGGGAGAGCTTCTTCAGGACTATACACCGGAGTTCAAGGTAGAAATGCTTCGCAAGATGCACAAGCTGTTCATCTACTCAGACTTACTTGAGGGTGCGGCACTGGAGTTCCAGTCTGAACTTGAATCAAACGGAATAGATGCTCAGGTAGTTTTTCAGGTAAAGCGCGTACTGAAAGAACTGAGAAGCATAGTACGAATACCGGATGAAGAGAAAAACGCTTCACTGTCTGACAACTTTGCCGGGATGTGTGATGAAGCCGGACTTGTAGTGAGTAACATAATCAACAAATATCTTGCAAAATGATAACGGAAAATGCCCCAATGCTTCCACGTAAAGTGGATTTGGAGAAGAACCCTTCTGGAACCGAACTGAAAATCGCCCAGCATCGGGAACTGGAGAAACATGGAAAGTATGTAGCTATCCCAGGCGACAAGACACGGACGCGAATTTTCGTCCGTAACGGTGAGGATGCTGAGAAGAAGATAGCTGCTTACTTGGAGAAAATCAACAACCGACCTCAAAGATGGAACTAAAATAATACTATTATGTCAAGTTCAAATTTTGAAACAACAATCCAGGCGTATTTGGAGAATCGTGCAAAGACTGATTCTCTCTTTGCCGAAACCTACAGGAAAGCGGACAAGAGTATCGAGGAATGTATCAAGTATATCTACTCGAAAGCCAGAAAGCTGGCAAAGGGAGGAAACGCAGTCGGTGTCGATGAAGCAACCGTATACGGATGGGCAGTCCATTATTACGACGAGGATAACATCAAGGTGGACAAGGTGCAGGAACGTGTGGAAGTAGTAGCTCCGGCTTCTGAACCTGCGAAAGCAGAGCAACCAAAACCACAATTAAAGCCGCAGCCGAAACGCAAGAGAGGTGATGATAACAGTCTGCAACTTTCATTATTCGGAGAACTATGAGACCAAGGACAAAACGTGAAAGGCTGGTAGCTGAATTGAGCAGTAAGCTGCCAGAAATAACAGATGCCCAAATACGGTGGGGAAAGAAGCATTGTTTTCCGCATAATGCTTACCGCTGTAAGGATGAAATGTGGTGCAGTGAATGTGGAAAGATGTGGGTTGATGTAACTGGCCAGAAGGAAGGGTACATCAAGTGTCCTTACTGCGGTGAAAGATTGGAAATGAAGGTAAGCCGTAAGACCAAGGATAATGCAGTAAGCTATCTGACAGTCGTTACTACATCGGGAGATTTTCAGGTGCTCCGTCACTTCTACACAGCCAGGTATGCAAGGAAAGAACGTGACACACATTATTTCATCGATGAGGTATGCCAACAGTGGATAACTTCTGACAACAAAGAGATTGTTATTGCCAAAGCTATGAATATGGGGTGTAGAGGTTGGATTCATACTACAGACATGAGTCTCAAGCAGAGCGGAAATATATACTATCCACATTCATATGACATAGACGGTTATGTGTATCCGAAAGTAAAGGTGCTTCCGATTCTTCGCAGAAATGGCCTTCGCACTTCGTTTCATGGTGTTACTCCGGCAGTGTTGATACGTGCCTTGTTAGGTGAAAATAGATATGCTGAAATGCTTATCAAGACGCGTCAGTATGGTATGCTGGAGTTCTACATGCGCCGGGGTGGACTTTCTCATCCGTGGGCAGTGAATATCTGCAACCGTAACGGATACATCATCAAGGATGGTTCCATGTATGATGATTATCTTCGTTTGCTTGACTATTTCCACCTTGATACACATAACGCTCACTATGTATGCCCTAAGAACCTGAAGAAAGAGCATGACAAGCTGGTTGAGAAGAAGAGAAAGATAGAAGCGAAGATTCGGGCTGAACAGAAACGAAAGGAAAGGATTGAACGAATGTTCAGAATGAAACAGGATATTCTGTCATTCATCAAAAGAATCCAGCCGTTTCTGGGAATGGAAATCAAGGATAAGGGTATCGTAATCCGTCCGTTGGAAAGTGTTACCCAGTTCTACCTGGAAGGAAAGGCAATGCACCATTGTGTATATCAAAATGAATATTACAGGCGTAAAGATTGCCTTATTCTCACAGCACAGAAGAATGGGAAACGATTAGAAACAATAGAAGTAAACTTGAAAACTTTCAAGATAATCCAAAGCCGTGCAGCTTGCAATAAAACGAGTGATTACCATGATAAGATTATCGAACTGGTAAACCGTAACATGGGACTGATAAGGAGGTCTGCATCATGAAGGTTTGTATCGAGTGTGGCCGGAACCTTCCGGAAAAAAAGTTCCGTGCCTATGAAACGAAATCCGGCACCCATTACACCAGCAGGTGCCGGTTATGTGAGAGCAGACACACGTCTGAAAGAAGAAAGCAGGACAGGCTTCATGGACGGCTGGCCAGATACACCAACGAGCAGCTGGTGGCCGAACTACGGAAACGTGGAGCCTACATAATGTATGGGAAAGACTTTGATTGTGTAACAACGATTTGATATGAGTGAACTGAAAGTGTATTATGGGTGGGCAAAGCTGGGTAAGATTCGCAAGAAGCGTGCAATATCTGTCATGTTCGAGAATGAATGGAATGGTTGCAGGAGTGAACGCGGACAAAGAATACTGAGAGCAGCCCAGGAAACAGTAATAGAGCGATACCAGGATGCGGAAGAAGAGAAAGCTGCAAAGGATTGCAGCCGGATATTTACAGAGTATAGCCTTTTCCTTGACGAAAAGCCAATAAACGGAAGCCTTAACAAGATACTCCAAATGAACAGTGACGCCGATAAGAAACATGTATCTAAAGAAATGCGTGATAAGATTGCTGAAGCCCTACGGAAAGCCTTTATGCAGTAGAATCGCAAATACAGAGAACCGGGTTGGCAACAACTTGAATTGAACTTTGAATGATATGGGAAAGCAAGAAAGTATGGATGACTGGTTCCAGATGGCTAAGGATTTGGCCAAAGCAGAAAAGGAACTGAAAATCGAGAATTGGGTGCAAATCAGCATCTGCTACGATCACGGTCATCAATCTGTCACCCTATACACCTACGACCTTCCGCGTGAAGTGTACGAAAGAAGAATGTGGGTAATCAGATGGAGGGTGGCCAGACTGCAATGCCAGCATCCGAGGAATGATGTGTACACTTCTTTTTACTACTACGACAAGCGTTCAGGAGAGTCGCTTGAAGTGAGTTCCTGCCTATCTAAGCTGATTTCGGCCAAAGCCCAGATAACGAAAGCAGAACGCAGGATGAATGAATACATAGAACACAACCGTCAGAACAACATGTTCTTTGACGAAGACACAGACGAGGAACTGGTTAAGTTCCGGGAGAAACTGGAGCGCAAGAAAATCGAATGTGCTGAGTGTGAAAAGAGACTTGAACAATTTGTAGAAAAAAGGAGGAAAGAAAATGGCTAACATTGTCAAATTGACCGGATGCAAGGAGGTTTCGCATGATATATATGCTTACTTCACTTGTGATGCTGAAAAAGCATTGAAGGCTTTGGAACTTGAGATACCGTGTACTGGGGCAAATAGCACTGGGGCATACAACATCTACTTTAATGATGAGGGAGAAATTATCTGTGAATATATGACGTTCTGTGTTACACGTGAGTTTAAGAAAGTTTCATCCATACAGGATGCTGTTGAATGGATGGATAGGAAAATGAATGGAAATGAGTAAAACGAAATTGTATTACCTGTTTCTGGCAGTCATGTGGTGGCTGCTTGGATAGGTGGAAAGGAGAAGCTATGAAACAAGTAAAAGTGAAAATTGAAACAACTGTTGAAACCATGTTAGGTGATAAGCCTGTAAATGAATTTCTTGGTGATGTTGCAGATATATGTCATACATCATTGGAGTATTCAACATCAAAACATGAAGGGTGTGAGACGCTCTATGAGGACCAAGAATATGAAGATTACAGAAATGACATGGAGGACAGGGTGTCTGTTCTTGAAGGTGCTCTTTGTCGCATTTTGGATTTACTGGAGGACTAAAAAGAAAGCAGGTCTGATAATCAGCCTGCTTTTTATATATGGAGTTTATGAATGTTCAATGGAGGGATTCGAACCCTCACCTTCTCTGTGGAGACGCTCTTTCCGATTAAGCTACAATGCAATACTTCTCTGATGAATCCACAGCTTCAAACAAGAGAAGAAATGACAATCGCCATCCTAATACAGGGACTTTGATAGTCCCTTATTGCGTATTAGTGCTGTAAATATAAAATGAATTTTGTAATTTATCAAGTTATATGAAAACAATTTCTATCAAATAGCCGTGGGTGAGCTAAATCGCTCATGATAGTTATTTTCTGATATAGTTAAATGCTTTATCAATGCACTTATCAATTTTTTCATTATTTAATTCGATATAAGTATGACCAACATGTAGTTTTGTTATTTTGATTTTATTAATTATTTGATTATCAGGAATATTTCCTCTGTCTGTAGTGAAAAGATTGTGTCTAAATTGAAAAACTCCTATTATATCAACATATAAGAAAACATTAATACAATTTAGTAAATCAATTGCTGGCAATTCTAAAAGAGTTTTTTTTATTTCCTCTTGAGCTATTCCTAATAGTTTTAATATTGAAATCATATACGTTAATGGAGATTTTGTATTAAACTTCAAATGGCCGTCTTTATATACATCTTCTTGAATATATAAATCAATTCCGTTTAGAATTGTATTTACGTCTCTTACTGACAATGAATCAAATTTGTTGTTAATTTGTTCTGAGTTCCTTACAGATTCTTTTGTTATGCAGCATTTCTCAGATATGAAATTGTATAGATATTCACGTGCTACTTCATCTATTGAATAATAAAATGGCTGATGAGATGTAAATTTATTGATGTATCCTTTGTAGTTGGCATCTTTTCCATAGAAATGGTGAAAAATATTTTCGGTCGTATTGTAGTCAAAAACTGTAATGATATTGTCAAATCCGAATTTATTAGTGTTTTCGGAGTCTTTATATATGTGTTCATCAATATGTGCTCCAAGCACATTTAGAATACGGAATAGGTGCGCAGGGTCGATACGGTCTAGATCTTCTATGATTAGGACGGTTTTATAACCAGATGATTTGATGTATTTTAATGTTTCTATAATAAGTTCTGTGTAGCCATCATGTTCGTATAACCCTCCTTTTTGTGATGTAAACCAGGATTCGTATTTTTGGAATGTTGTTTGTTTTTCTTTGTATTTTTGGATAAATATTTCTCCTTTTTCAAGGATTTTTTTCAGAATTTTTCCTTCAGGCAAACTAGAAATTAAAAAACAAATTACTTCTTTAAGGTTTTCCCATGTAAATATAGATGTTGCAATGGCGTCAAAATCGACAGGATTTAGTTTTTCATCAATTGCCAATTGAAGAAGTATATCTCGCTTTATATATTCGAAAATATCTTGATTCTCGGCGACGGAATAATTGACAGGGTATAGAGTTATAAAGTAATACTTCTCTTTTTTATCGACTTTTTTCTTGTTCTCATCACTGTATTCTTTCTTGAACTCATTTAAAAAGAATGTTTTCCCATCTCCAAATTTGGCAGAAAAAATGGTACGTTCGTTAATATCAAGATGCTCTTTGAAAGCCTTAAGTTCGTTTTCTATTGGTATAGGTTCCATAATATTATATTTTTCTTCAAAGTTATATGAAATAAACGAGATAAAACAGTATATGCAGGCTGTTTTAGTTTGCTTGTAGAATCTTACTGACAACCCTTGTCAGTGCTTTGTGGATACCCGGTAACTGCTTTGTAGCGGTTATCGGGTATTTTATTTTTAACCAATTAAAATCAATAAGAATCTTTGGAAAATAGGATTCTTATTATTCAATCAAGTATGAAATGAGGTCGTACAAATCTTTCAATAGCTTAATTATTGGATAACCGTTAAGTTGTTCCTGATACATAAAGTAAAATACCTTTACAGAAGCTTTCATGAGTAAATTTTTGAAATTCATAATTAATCTCGCCTCCGATTATATCAGTCTACCGACATGGTACACTTCACCCGAAAAGCGAAATTGGCTTCTGCTTCTGCGAAACTACAAATCAGCTTTCAAATAAAAAAGGACACTCATTATACAATATTGATAATCAGTCTATTATAAAAAACTTCCTTAATTATATCACGAATCTAAGTTGAATCAATCTAAATAACAGAGTGATAAATATATGAGTTATTAAAATCAAAATCATTATGAACTTAAACAAATTGAGAGATAAAGCCTACCAGTGCGCAGTAGCCCACGGATGGCATGAAGAGAACCTGAGTGACGAACATTTCCTTTGTCTGGTCATATCCGAACTTATGGAAGCGGTGGAGGCAGATCGGAAAGGAATGCACGCTAACCGGGCTAATTTTGAATATTGCATGAAACAAAGGAAACGTGATGATGGGGAATTCATGTACGCTTTCAAGCAAGATATTAAAGACAGCGTGGAGGACGAACTTGCCGATGCTTGTATCCGTATGTTGGATTTGGCCGGATTGAGAGGATATGATTTAGATAGCTTCGACTACGAAGGAAGCGATACGGAAGATTACTCTGATATGACCTTCACGGAGTCCATGTTTAGAATCTGTGTCTATGTCACCGACAACTTCTACAGGGATGAACCATTTATCCTCCTGAATGAGATATTCGCTTTCTGCCGGGACAGAAATATCGACATCTTCTGGCACATCAAGCAGAAAATGAAATACAATGAACTTCGTCCGTATAAGCACGGAGATAAAAGCTACTGACCATGAAACACGCATTCTACGCCTTAATCATCATACAAGCCCTGTACGAGCTTGTGAAGCTGTTCAGATGTAAATCCCTATATCAACATGCAAAAGTCTTTCAGGACCTAGATAAGACAGCAAAAAGATGGTATCTGATGGCGCATCCATGGCTTCATGTTGCATTATTCATGGATACTATCGGACTTTTATTGCTGGGGATAGGATTGTTTTCAAGCCAATGGATATGTTTCCTTGTTGTCCTGGTCATGAGTTTCAGTCAGATTCAAAAGCTGGGAGAATGGGCTATATTCTTGGACAGTCTGGTAACGGTCATCATCTACACTTTCGCCATCTTGAACGCATACCACTTGGCATAAAACAAAAAAGGGAGCCAGCCCACACGATTAGAAGCCAACTCCCACACACGATTATGATGCAAATATACTAATTCATTCTAAAACTATCGAGCTATGACAAAAGAATTTTCATCAATCGTGGAGTTGAAATCAATACGTGAGCAAAAATCAAGATTATCGGAACGTGAGCAGGAACTATCCTCCCCCATCCTGACCGATTTTTCTCTTATTCCGGAGATTTATGACTGGTTCAAGGACCTGTTGGCCGGGATGGACTGTCCGCCCAATCCGGAAAGTGTTACCCAGCGAAAGAAGTTCCTCTTCATCGTGTTGTTCCTCTTCGCCCCCAGTGTGCTTGCCGGTGGACGGTTGCCGAACGGTATCCGGGCAGAGATTTCCGGTGTGTTCCCGGATGTTTCCCCGTGTGTAATATCAAACAATATCGCTGATGTTTCCTTTATCTACCAGCAGTATAAGGATTTCCGGCAGGATATAGAGTATCTTTACAATCAGATATTGGAAAGGTTGAAGGTCAAAGGACTAATCAAGTAACAGAATGTTTCTAATGGGGATAAAGTCCCTATGCTTAAATTTTTATGTCTAACAAATTTAAATTTTAAAGCCGAGTCAGAAGAAGAACAAAATCAGGTTGGGAAATAGTTCGACAAGCCGACAGATTAGCTCAACAGCGTTATGGAAGTAACTCTGACAATCCTAATAATCTTGTAAATAGGATTGCAGGCAGGTATCTTGGGAGCTTTAATAGAAGTGGAACCAGTTGGAATACACAAGTTTCAAAACGTACTTACATGGGACTTAATGATGGGTAATTAGTAAAAGAACTAATCAAGTAAAAAAGCCGGAACGTTATGCTTCCGGCTTTTTGTTCACTATCAATTTAGCAATTCTTGAACGAAAGATGTAAATGTTGAGCATTTAACACTTTCTATTAAGTTATTATAATCTTCTTTTTCAAGACAACTCACAAGGGAGGATACATCACTTTCATGTTTGTCATATTTTGATCCAATCAGGCCATAAATATCTCCCATAATTCTTGCTGGATGATAATAGGTAATCTCTGGATCATCATTCTCCAAATCATAATTTAGCTTAGACTTAATAAAATCATTTGACAATGTGCCATCAATACGTTCAAATATGTTAAATCCTAAAAACCATGCTTCAACCTCCATTATTGCAAAATGTAATTTTATATATTGAGCCAGGTTTTTAGCGTCTATTTCCTTTTGAGCTGAATTTCTAAATTTTTCAATTAATTCTAAGTTTATATTTCTTACGCCTCTATTTTTTTTCTTGTAAAAGTCCCCATATACATCTCTTAACCCTATAATCTTGGTAAATCCCTTTTCATGCAATCCATTTGCTCTAGTAAAGATTTTAGATAATACAGAGTTGTCATTACCAACATTTACAAGCATATAATAGTTATGAGCCATTTTATCACCATATTGATAAGGAGCTTCATCCAGATTATCACAAATCAGGTTATAACAATTGATTCCTATATCTTGGTAGTCGTACATCTTTAGAAGTAATTCTCTGACCAAAATTAATTCAGCTTGTCCTTCTACAAAAACTGCTACTTTCTTCATTTTTTATGTCGTGCAATAAAATCAGATGAGAATAAATCAAAATTATTAAGTCCTGTAAATTCAAAATCTTCAAATAATTCAGGAGAATTATATATATTTATTGCAGTAACTTTATCGCCTTTACGTTGTAAAATATTCCAATATTTCAAATCGACAACGTCCATTAAAAAACTATCGTTTGAAGTAGTAATTAATTGTATATTATTTTCTAAACAGAATTTATATAGGTATTTACCTAATTTTATGGATCTATCATAATCTAATCCCTCACAAAAATCATCAATAACAATTGTCTGTGTCTTCTTTTTTTGAGAAACAATATAGAATAAAAGAACAAGAATGTATAGTGTTCTTTGCATTCCTTGAGATAACAATCCTTCCCATAAAAATGTGCTTACATCTTTTTCATTAATCTGTAAGACTCTTATATCAGATTTCTCATCTCCAATTTTTACAATCTTTATTTCGTCAATAGAATAATCTAAAGCATTTAGTTCCTCCTGAACCTTTAGTTTCAAATCATCATTTAATTTTTCAAACATTGGGATAATACTTTCTCCTTTAGACATAGTACTAAATAGGTTGGTACCATTAGGAAACATATTAATCTGATTAAATAATATCCCATATGAATTTTCAGCCCAATTTACTATTTTTTCAATTTGAGGATATAATTTTGTATCTCGTCTTACATTGATTGTAAGTTTATTACTTGGAGGGTTAATTTCGTCGTTAAAAAAGATAGTAGAGTTTTCATTCCTTTCTATTAAGATGTTTTCGTTATGATCAATTAGCTGTTCCAAGGTAATATTCCCTTGAAAACATGCAAATGAATATGTCAATTCTGTATCATTGTCTGAAAAAATAATTTTATAGAAAAAATTATCGTGCTCAGCAATTTCTTTAGTTTGGAGTATAACAGAGACTAAAGAATTTAAGGCTTCTATTGTTTTTGATTTTCCAACAGCATTACGGCCTACGATGAGACTTGTTTCTGACAAATTGAGACCATCTAAAGACCATCCAGGTGTAACATATTTGAGACTTTTCAGTTTCATAATCGTATTAATTATACTAGAATTTTATTTTAATCTACAAAGATACAATAAAGCATTGAATTTATCAAGTGACAGCTTTTTATGCTCCCAAAAACTGTAAAGCATAATGGAATAGTTATTTCCAAATATAGTTATATCTTAGTTCGGATTCATCATTCTTAAAACTATATGATACGGAAATTTTATTTATTGTACCATCTTCATTATAAAAGTAGTCATAATATGTCCAAGAATCTGAATATGATTCCTTTTTAGATTTTCTTTGAATACGACCTGAAGAGTCATATTGGTATTCATATTTTTGCTCTAATGATTCTCTCCCTGTATCTCCGTTGATATATGTTTCTTGTAGTAGATTTCCATGTGTGTCGTACTCAAAAATAAAGTTTCCGAACAAAGTACCGTCATTAAGCATTGTCTTTTCTATATAAACGTTATTCCCTTCGTATCTATATTCGCTTATATAGCCAAAATTGTTGCTAACCAAAATGTCTTTTTCTACTGTTTTTATCAATCTTTTTTGACTATCATATTCGTATGTCCATTCTTCATTCAGGTCTCCATCGTCATCATATACCAGCATGCGTGACACGGAATCAAGGTTGTTATATTCATATTTACGTTTTTTTTCAAACAAAGTAAACCTATATTCGTTCATTTCCACTACACGCTTTTTGTCGTCGTATTCATATTTGTAATTGCAATCGATCCTATCATCCAACAAAGCATTATAGTAATTGGTGGTTTTTTCTTGCAATGTTCCGTCTGGATTATAGATATACTGTTCGTATAGTTCTCCATATTCATTTATCTCGCCAAATTTCTTTTCGTGTTCGTTTATTACAATTTCAGACAGAACTTTATTTCCATTATTTCCTCCGGGCTCTCCATCACCATCGCTACTGCACCCTACAAAAAACAAAGCCACTAGTATAGGCAGTATAAATAACATTTTCTTCATTTTACTTTGGTTTTATTGATTAAACATCCATTTCTAATAACTTCCTTAAATCCTCAAAAGAGTGAACTTCATAAAGAGTTCCTTTCACTTTTACGTAGCCGTTTACCTCGGTTAAATCTTTTTCTTCTAATATATTAACCTCTCTGATTTCATCATCAGTAAGAATTAATTTCCATACAGGTACACCAATAGCTTTTGACAATTTTTCTAACGTTTCAAGTTTGGGCTTCTCTGTATTAAGTAATTGATTGAGCCCTACAGGGGTAATACCTAACTTTTCTGCAATATCTACCTTTTTAAGGTTTAGTTGCTCTATAATTTCTCTTGTTCTATTTATCATAAAAATCAATTTTGACACAAAAGTAAATGCTTTTATTTATATATAAGTATTTACTTTGTTAATCTTTATAAAATATAAGTATATTCTTTTATTCATATTTGCTTTATTAAAGTGTTTACTTTTACTTTGCGCCATCAAACAAGAAGTAATAACAATTTAAACGCACACGATTATGAAGACATTAAAAGAACAAGTAGAAGAGATTAAGAGCATGAAAGGTTCTAAGGCGGCAAAGAAAGCAGCTTTCGTGAAGTTAGGTTTGAGAAAGTACGAAGTTGAGTTGCTTATGTCTGAATTGCCTAAGACAATCAGAGAAACGCACAAGTTCACTTTTGGTGTTGAGATTGAATGCCTGGTAGCTGCAAACCTTATGAGAGAAAGTGCAACAAGAAACGAAATGCCTTTTCAGTATGAGGGTTATAATCACGTTGACAACAACCACTACTACAAGTTCGTATCTGATTCTTCTATCAGAGGTGAGAACCCTATCGAATGTGTTTCACCGGTTCTTACTGGTAAAGAGGGTATGAAAAGCCTAGAAACATGCTGCAAAGCTTTAAATGAAGCAAATGCACAAGTGAATATCTCTACAGGCTTACATGTGCATATCGGGGCTGCAACTCTGTCCGGCGAAGCCTATGTAAATGTATTCAAGAACTATCAGAAACTAGAGAAGGTGATTGATACTTTTATGGCTCGTTCAAGACGTGCAAACAACAGCCAGTGGTGCAAAACTCTTCAAGGTATAAGTTTTGAATGTTGCAGAACGAGATATGACGTTCTAAACGTAATGAGAGACAACAGATATTTTAAGGTGAATGCCTGTTCTTATGCCCGTCACAAGACTATAGAGTTCAGACAGCATCAGGGTTCTACAGACTTCGAAAAGATTTCTAACTGGGTAAATTTCTGTGCAAAGCTGGTTGCATGGTCAAAGAAGAACGTGCTGAGTTCAGAGATTAATTCAATTGACGAGATACCTTTCTTGACAAAGAAAGAAAAGTCATTTTTCAAATCACGTGCTGAGGTTCTTGCATGAGCCTCGCACGATTAAAATCAGAGAATATGTGCTGTATTATCTATAAGCCAAAGGGTGTTCAGATGCCAACTCTGGACACCTTGAATAAAGTTCAGAGAATCAATCATCATGGTTACGGATTTGTTTCTTCAAAGCATAGATACAAGACAATGGATTATCAGAAGTTTTTGGTTCACCTTTCAAAGGTGGGTATTGAAGAAGAATGTATCATTCACATGAGGTGGGCAACGCATGGTTCTAAGTGTAGAAAGAACTGTCACCCGTTTGTCGAGAATGGCGTTTATTTTGCCCATAATGGCGTTTTGCCTATTCAGTCAGTAAATGATATGACAGACAGCGAAATCTTCTTTAGAAGCCAAGTTTACCCCCTTGTAATGAAATACGGGTATGAATCGAAAGTGACAGAATCCGTAATGATGGCTGCCGCTGGCAGTTCTAAGTTCGCCATGATGTATAAAGGAAAAGTAAAGCTGTATGGTGATTACACGAAATTAAACGGTGTGTATTATTCTAATTTGAGATGGCTATGAAATCAATAAACGTAAATGGTTGCAGCGTATGCCAGCCTGGTAGTGAAAACTATTGTACCTATACTACCAGATTAAGAGGCAAAAAAGTAAAAATGTATCAGTATGATTACAAAACAGATTCAGGTGAGTTGTTTACTTGTTGTGCCCCAACACTGGAAAAGTGCAGGGAGAAACGTGACGCATGGCTAAAAAGCAAACATTTGGCTTAATGTTTCGTATGCGTTGAATTGTTATTCAAAATTGTCTTCATAATTGGGTATCTTTGTATAGATACCATCGCGGGTTAGAGCAGTGGTCAGCTCGTCACTTTGACTTGGTGAAGGCCGGTGGTTCGAATCCATCACCCGCAACTAACATTTAAACTTTACACGATTATGGAAATACTTACGCTTATCATCAAACAGAAGTTCTTTGACGAAATCTTGTCAGGCAAGAAAACACAAGAATTCAGAGAAATCAGGCCTACAACACAGAAGAAATACTGCCAGCTTGACGCTGATGGCTATTGTGTCGAGAAAGACGGTGTGTTACAGCCTAAGCATTACGATGCTATCCAGTTCTTTGTAGGCTACAATAAAGACAGAGCCAGCGCACTGGTAGAAGTCAAGGATGCAAAGATAGAGCTGTTTGAAGATGAAAATCACAATCTGATTGAATACACCTATCAGGGTGAGATATATCTGGCAGCACAGGTCGTTTATGGCCTTGGCAGAATTATTGAAAAACATGTTTAACCCTTTAAAATTGTTGTTGAGTCAGAACAAACAGAAGTACATTTTCAACTGGTGGCTACCGTGGTGGTCGTAGAGGCTTGACCACAGAGAATGGTGGTCTTTCTCAGGGTGGTAGATTCATTACTCGCAGACAGCAGTATTATAACGTCCGTACAGGACTTGGTATGAGTGGCGGATAATGACACTGCAAGAAAGGACATACAGCCATATTGACCTCGTCAGACAGAAGACTGACGGGGTTTTGCTGTTTCTGTCGCTGGGTAAGGATTCTTTGGTATTGCTGGACATGATCTACCCGAAGTTTGATAGAATAGTCTGCGTGTTCATGTACTTCGTTAAAGGTTTAGAGCACATCGAAAGATGGATTGGATGGGTAAAAGCCAAATATCCGAAGATAGAGTTTGTTCAGGTACCCCACTGGAACCTTACCTACATTCTTCGTGGCGGCCTGTATTGTGTGCCAAACCACAAAGTGAAGCTTTTGAAGTTGGCCGATGTGGTGAAGGCCATGCAGCTCAGATATGGACTTTACTACACTTTCCTGGGCATGAAGAAGGCCGACGGCATGAACCGCCGCCTGATGCTAAAAGGCTATGAAGCAAACGGGTATGAGAACAACGGAATGTGCTATCCTCTGGCCGATTGGACACAGAAAGACATTCTATCTTACATGAAACAGAACAGCCTTCCGGGGCCTGTCAGATATTCACTGAAGGCCAGTTCGGGCGTAGGCTTTAATTTGGATTGTATGCTATGGCTGGAGAAGAACTACCCGCAGGATTTACAGAGAATTTACAAGGTGTTCCCGATGGCAATACGTGTGCTTGAAGAATTTCGTTATAAAAACAATGGATAATGGAAGAAATTTGGAAAGATATTGAAGGGTATGAGGGACTTTACAAGGTTTCAAATCTTGGTAGAGTAAAATCAATTAATCGTATAATTGAGCATAAAAGACTTGGAACTACTACTGTTCAGGAAAGAATATTGAGTGCAGCAGATAAGGGACTTGGGTATATGGTCGTAGGTCTTTCAAAAGGTGGAAAAAGGAAAACCATGCGTGTACACAGATTGGTAGCAAAGGCTTTTATTCCGAATCCTAAAAACTTTGACTTGATAAACCACAAGGACAAAAACACTTCAAACAACAATGTAAGCAATTTGGAGTGGTGTGATTATCAATATAACAATACGTATGCAGACCATAACGAACTATCATCAAAGTCTTTATCAAAACCTGTTTTACAATATACGATGAATGGTAAATTTGTAGCAAGGTATTACGGAGCAGTAGAAGCAGAAAAAAACAGGGATATGTAGGGCTTGTATAAGAGATTGCTGTCGTGGAAAACTCCAAAGCAGTGGTGGTTTTAGATGGAAACTCGAAAGTGACAACAAAGATATGAGTATTCCAGTATTTCGCAAGTTTAGGTCTAAACTAAGTTATGATGATGTCGTTAAAATTAAGCAAATGGCTAAAGATGGCATTAAACAAAAAGAAATTGCAAAAAGTATTGGAACAAGTCTTCATACCGTTAACAACGTTGTAAGAGGGTATTGTTTCAAGGATGTATAACAAAATTAATAGGAGGAACGCTGAGTCAGAAGAAGAATTTCAGACAGGACTATGAGTTATTTAGGAAATCCCTATACAGCTCAAAATATGATGCAAGGCTATGGCTATAATCGTCAGCAGGTTGCTATTTTCAACCGTTCGCAAGCATTAAGAAGTAGAGCTACAACGGATTCGCAATTTAGAAGAATCGGTCGTGCGGCTGAAAATATGCACCGAGCAGCAAGTGGAGGACTTGGTTTAAGTAATGGCTAATATGGAATTAAGCAAATACATAAAGAGTGAATCGGTGGAACTTAACCGTTCTGCCATTCACTTTGCCGGATATAAGCCTATTAATGGGTATAATGGTAAGTATATAATTTCCACAAGTGGAGATATTATAAGACTTCCGTATTCATCTAACAGTAAATATACCCAATGGAGAAACAATAAAATGTTTCACGTAAAGAGTCGAACAGACAGGAATGGATATGTAACTGTTAGATTGAATATAAACGGTGTAGAAAAATTTAAACAAGTACATAGACTTGTTGCTGAGGCATTTCTACCTAAAATAGATGGGAAAGATTTTGTAAATCACAAAGACGGGGATAAATCTAATAATGATATTTCTAACTTGGAATGGTGTACAAAATCAGAAAACACTTACCATGCTTATAAAACCGGATTAAAAAAGGCTCGAAAAGGAGAAAATGTATATAACTCTTCTTTGACAAATGAACAGGCTAAAGAAATACGAGAAAGGGCATTACATGGCGAAAGTTGTAAGTCTTTATCCGAAGAGTTTAAAGTTCCTGTTTATACAATAAGTAAAATTAAAACAGAAGTAGCTTATAAAAACATTTAGTATGGAGAATAGATATTTTACAAGTGAGTCTATTGAATTGATGCGTTCGCAAATACACCCATCGCCATATAACCCCCGGAAACTTTCCGATGAATCCCGTAAGACGTTGAAAAGAGGAATCAAGAAGTTCGGTTTGGTCGGTGGTATCGTAGTTAACAAGCGGACCGGACTAACCGTTGTTTCTGGACATCAACGTTTAACTGTTATGGATGAGCTTCAAAAGTTTCCAGAAAACGACTACAGAATCCGAGTTGATGTGATAGATGTGGACGAAAAGCAAGAAAAGGAATTGAACATCCTGATGAACAATCCTAACGCGCAAGGTTCATGGGATTATGATGCTTTGGCCCGGTTGGTTCCGGATATAGATTACCAGGATGCCGGATTAACGGCCGCTGATTTGAATATGATTGGCTGTGATTTCCTTCTCCAGACAGAAGAAGAAAGCTCTATTGCCGATGCCCTAGAGGATATGATGGCACCTGTCACAGAGCAGAAAGAAGCTGAGAAAGCCGCAAAGCAGATGGAAAGAGCTGAAAAGGTAGCTCACATGAAAGAAGTAAAGCAGCAGGTGAAGAATGCAGCCCAGAAACAGGCACAGGATATGGATGCTTATCTGATGCTTTCCTTTGACACGTTCGAAGCTAAGGCAGCTTTCTGTGAAAGGTTCGGTTACGACCCCTACTCCAAGTTTATCAAGGGTGAGGTATTCGATGAACAGATAGAAAGAATTGAATGACAACATGAAATTTTAGGAGGAAAGCCGAGTTAGAAGAAAAACATATAGTCAGTTGTATCAACAGTCAAGACGAATAATGTACAACGCCGGAAGGCAATACGGGCTTGGTACAGACAGACAAAGAAGTATAAGAGACAGAACGAAGTCTATAATGGAAAGATATGCGGCCAGGATAGATAGCTATTTCTCAAAGAGAGGAATTGATATTTATGGTGATAAGCCTGTTTCTCGCCGCATTTATATGGGCAACAATAATGGATGAAATATGGTAGGGGATTTTATTCTTTGGCTAAAGACGTTTTTTGGGCAGAATCTTTTTTGTATCCATCATTATGTTTGGAAAGGACCATTAGATTTCCGCTATGAAATTTGTGATAAGTGTGGAAAATTGAAAAAGAATTGAATAATTATGAAAGCATCAGAAGAATTTGGTGAGGTTATTGATAGAATAGACAACTTGATAGGAGCATTGGAGTTACCTATGCCTGCAGAGTTTCATGTAAATCAGATGAAGCATGAACTCAGTGAAATATCGGATAAATTGAAACGAGTATACGTCGAAGAAGAGGGTGAAAACCCTTGGGAGGAATAAATGATGAAAAGTGAATCTCAACATAAGAAACATCCAGGAGGAAGAAAGCCAAAATTCGATTACAGGGGTGAGGAATTTCTTTCTCAGGTAGAAACGTATGCCAAAAAGGGATTCACTGACCGGGAAATAGCATTCGCGCTCGGGCTGAATCCGACCTACTTCTACGAAATGAAGTCAAAATATTCGGAGATAACTGACGTATTAGCGCGCGGGCGTGCGACAATCACAGCCGCTGTACGTGCCAAGTTCCTTGCTATAGCTTTGGGTGGTATCAAGACCAAGAGTACTGTTGTCAGGAAGTTGAAAGACCAGGACGGAAACCTGACCGGCGAAGAAGAACTTCAGGTGAGTGAAAGCGAGCTGGCTCCTAACCTTCAGGCCATGTCTGTTTGGTTGTATCATCATGATGAAGAATGGAGAAAGGTTGAACGCCGCCAGGATGAAGACGCAGATATTCCAAAGGATATTGACCACGGAATATCTATTGACTCATGGATTAAAGACAAACTGAAATGATTGTACCCCAAGCGATATATCATCCGTTATATACCGACAGCGAGAAGTTTATCATTCTCATTACCGGTGGCCGTGGCTCGGGGAAGTCTTTCAACGCTTCTACCTTCATTGAGCGTCTGACATTCGAAATGACTCCCACAGAGAAGATAGTCCACCAGATTCTATACACCCGTTATACGATGGTATCTGCCGGGATGTCTATCATTCCAGAGATGATGGAAAAGATAGATTTGGATGGAACAACGAAGTATTTCAAGACCACCAAAACCGATATTGTAAACCGGATGACCGGCAGTCGTATCATGTTCCGTGGTATCAAGACTTCTTCCGGGAATCAGACCGCTAAACTAAAATCTATTCAGGGTATCACCACCTTTGTCTGTGATGAAGCAGAGGAATGGACCAGTGAGGAAGAGTTTGACAAGATTATGCTCTCCATCCGTAAGAAGGGAATTCAGAACCGGATTATCATTATCATGAATCCATGTGATTCGAACCACTTCATCTACAAGAAATACATAGAGAATACTCACCGGCTGGTGGAGATTGACGGCGTTCAGGTGCAAATTTCCACCCATCCGAATGTACTTCATATCCATACGACTTACTTCGACAATATAGAGAACCTTTCTCCTGAGTTCCTGAGAGAAGTCAAGGAAATGAAAGAGAAGAATCCGGAGAAGTACGCTCATGTGGTTATCGGTCGATGGGCGGACGTGGCCGAAGGTGCCGTGTTCAAGAAATGGGGAATTGTGGATGAGTTCCCCATGTGGTGCAAGAAAGTGGCTATTGGACAGGACTTTGGTTATACCAATGACCCATCGGCTTCTATTCGGTGCGGAATCATTGACAATGCGCTTTATTTGGATGAAGTGGATTATAGAACTGGATTATTATCTGGGGATATTATAAAGACGCTACGTCCGTGGAATTTGAGAGTGATTGCCGACAGTGCGGACCCGCGACTCATCCAGGAAATTCATAACGGAGGGATTAAAATATACGCGGTAGAGAAAGGACAAGGTTCTGTCAATGCCGGTATTGACAAGATGCAGGGAATGGAAATATTCATCACCAAGCGTTCTTATAACCTGCAGAGGGAGTTCAGAAACTATGTATGGGCAAAGGATAAGGATGGAAACTACATCAACGAACCTGAAGACCATGATAATCATGGCATAGATGCTGCACGCTACTATGTGCTGGGAGAACTTCTCGGTAGAATTATGAAACCCAAAGACGTTTCAGGAATATTTGGACATTAAACTTTGAGATATGACTATAGAAGAAATTTTAGCTATGCCGGAAGTAGAGAGAAAAATCTACTATCTGAAAAAAGGACGAAAGACCGAGCAACCAAACGCTCACGCTCTTTACAACGACTGGAATCCGAACAAGCACGAGATAGTGATAGATGAAGAGAAATACCCGAAAATCAAAATCACTACCCAGCCTGAGAAACGGATTACAGACCCGACAACCAGGAAAGAATATGTTGAGCCGGCGGTCAGGAAAGAAGTTGACCCAAACAGGATTGCTCTTCCTATCGAGCAGGACATCGTGAACATTCAGACTGCCTTCACCGTTGGAACAGAACCGGTCCTTGATTGCCAGCCGGACCAGTCGGAAGAAATCCTTCTTTCCACATTGAAGCAGGTGTTCAAGAAAAACAAGCTGAAATACCAGAACAAGAAAGTAGTCCGGGCATGGCTGGCCGAGCAGGAAGTGGCCGAATACTGGTATGTGGTGAAGGATGACGGTTTCTGGGCAAAGCTCAAACGAAAGATTTCAGGAATCTTCGGCAAATCAAAACCTGAATACCGTCTGAAGAGTGCCATCTGGTCTCCGTTCCGTGGCGACAAACTCTACCCTTTCTTCAATGACCAGGGGGATTTAGTAGCCCTATCCCGTGAATATAAGAAAAAAGACCTGAACGATGTAGAGATTACCTGTTTCATGACCATTACCAAGGATATGGTTTACCAGTGGGAACTGACAAGCAACTGGACTGACAAAGGCTCATTTGCTCATGGATTCAAGAAGATGCCGGTGATTTATATGTACCGTCCGGAAGCGTACTGTGAGAAGATAAAGAGTCTCCGTGTAAGACTGGAGAAGCTTCTCTCAAACTATGCAGACTGTATCGACTACCACTTCTTCCCTATCCTCATGCTTTTTGGTAACGTGGAGAATTTCTCAGGTGAGTTCAAGAACCGTGTTGTCGAGTTGACCGGCCAGGGAGCAAATGCCCAGTATCTTACCTGGTCACAGGTACCTGATACTGTCAAGTTCGAGGTAGAAACCTTGCTGAGCCAGATATATGGACTGACCAATACACCCAGAATCTCTTTTGACTCCCTGAAAGGTACAGGAAACGCCGTTTCCGGTGTGACTTTCGACTATGTGTTCATGTCCACCCACCTTAATGTAGAAAATCTAAACGAAACTGTCGGCGAGTTCATGCAACGACGTGTAAATTTCCTCATATCAGCTTTGGGTTCCGTGAATTCCACCCTAGAAGAAGCCTCCGAGACTATTGATGTGGATGTACAGATGCAGCCATATAAACTGGAGGACATCAAAGACAAGATAGACACAGCTATCAAGGCCAAGGACGGTGAAATCTGGTCGCAACAGCGGGCCATCACCTTCGTGGGGAACGTGGATGCAGTTATGGATGAGATTGAAGCCATCAAGGAAGAGCAGGCTGAGAAGCAGAAGAACGACATTGAGAAACAGAAACAGCTTTCCTCTCTTAAAAGTTCCAGCAGCAAATCTGAAGAATAGAACACTTCAGTCAGAATATTTACGGGGATAATACAAAACAGAATGATATAAATCTAAAATATTTACCAATTGAGTAGCGGTATCTTTCGAGGTATCGCTATTTTCTTTATCATAGTAAAAACATGAATACTTCTTTGTAATTATTCGTTATTTTACTATATTTGCATCGTAATTAAGTCTTAAACGCTATGAGCTACAAATCAGTTAAAGACGTTGTAACGCTGCTTACTGAAAATGGCTTTTGGTTCGTGAGGCAGAAAGGCAGTCACATGGTTTACACTGATGGTAGCCATGTAGTGATTGTCCCAGACCACGGCAAGAAAGGCGTTGAGAAAGGCACTTATTACAACATTCTGAGGCAAGCGGGGCTAAAATAGCCCCCGCCTCTTTTGTTTAACGATAAAAAGGAGGTCAGTATGAAAACCGTAGAAGTGATTGTAGAACATGCTGGAAATAATCTTAGTGCTTACATTGAAGGTGCTCCGGTGATAACGGTTGGCAACGATGTGAAGGAAATCGAGAAGAACATGAAGGAAGCTGTTGAACTATACTTGGATTCATGCAAGGAGATGAACATCGCTCCAGTGGAAGTTTTACAGGGAGAGTTCACCTTGAAGTTCAAGATAGATGCTGCCACTTTCATCAACTATTACAGCAGTATCTTTACTAAAGCTGCTTTGAGCCGGATAACCGGAATTAATGAACGCCAGTTGTGGCATTATGCGGCTGGAGTACACAAACCACGCAAACAACAATTAGAGAAGATTCAGAAAGGTATTAATGCGCTGACAGAGGAACTGGCAGCTATAAATTTGTTGTGATTATTAATTAAATATAAAGGAGCATAGTACATACAATGAAAGCGAAAGATGTTAATCCAAGTAATTTTAAGGTTGAGAATGTTGTATTTGAAAATGATGATTTTTCTATAACGATAGGTATTTGGGAAAAATGGGGATAGGAGAATGGCAATGAGATGGAATGGTTATGGAGATGATCCCGGATACCCTAAATTATTTAAAAACCCAGTCTGGTTCATCGTTGATGACTCTTTAATATTACCTTTTCTGAATGCTTTAAGGAACGTAAAAGATTCTGACAAAAAAGAAATAGAAGCAGCTATATTGAAATTTTAAAAGTATAATTGGATGATGATCTAGCGTGATTATTTAGGTAGTCACGCTTTCTTTTTACCTAAAAACGAACATTTCCCTAATTGTTTCGTATCGTTAGCCTTTAAATTTCCCCTTCCCTTTCTCTATAAGTAAATTTACCGTATGAAATTATTAATCAAACTCATACGGTATGACAATCTTTGAACAAATCTTGGCAGGACTGCAACAGAAATTCACTGGGGTGGACACTGCCACACTCACCCGTATCGCCACAAAGAAGGCAGAGGGTGTAACGGACGAAACGAAGGTGACCTCCATCGTTGAGGGTATCTCATTTCAGGACGTGATGCAAAACTATGGTGATTTCCGTGCAGGACAGGCGCAGACTTCCGCTGTTTCAAACTACGAGAAGAAGCATGGACTGAAAGACGGTAAACCTATCGAGAATCCGAAACCAGAACCACCGAAACCAAACGACCCTCCAAAGCCGCAGGAGACAGACATCGCAAAGATGATCGCCGATGGTATCGCCGCCGGTATCAAGCCGTTTGCCGACAAGCTGGCCAAAATGGAGGAAAATGAAGCGCAGGCGCAGCGCAATTCTCAGATTTCAGCAGTGGCGAAGAAGTACGGTATTCCCGAATTTATGCTGAAAGACCGCAACATTCCTGAAAACACGGACTTGGACACTTATTTCAAGGACATGAAGCAGGATATGTCTAACAACGGTTTTCAGTTCTCCAAAGCTCCTGAAACTGCCGAACAGAAGCAGGAGAAGGAAGCGAGCGAGTTCGCCAAAATGATTGAGGCGGACACAAAATCTATTGTCGAACAACAAAACAAGTAATTTATGTCAGCAGGATTTAAGTACAACATTGAGCCTGAGCCGTCCATCGAGGAACGCTATGACGTTTCCACCGGTGTAAGACGTAGAGGCCCTTACAAGCTGGAGACGACCAACCTTGTCGCTGGTTCGTTTCTTCCATCCTTCACTCCGATTGCCGCTGATTTGGTAAAGAAAACCGCTCAGGTGGCCATCCGTGTAGAAGTCTATGAGAAATTTACCACCGGTTCCAATACCACTTTGAAGATCAAGAAAAACTCTTTGGCTTATGTGGGTATGCATCTAGGTAATGGTTCTCATGGAGCTACCATCAATAGTATTGACAAATCAAACAAAGCTTTCGATAAGTTGACGCTGTCTGCCGACTTTGGCGAAACATTGGAAGCTGGTACTGTACTCTATGAAGCTACAGCGGTAAGCGGCACAACTCCGAAAGTCATTGCTAACTCAGCCTTGTACGGAAGAGTACAAGTAGAAGAAGGCATTGTATTAGTTGCTCTTTTGATGCGAGCATTCGAGATTGAGCCTACCAAATTGGTTATGCCTTTCTCTGACATTGACAAGGCCAACATGCCGCATTTCCAGTTCAACGCTCCTGACGTTACTCAAAGTGGAAAGGCTGTAGTTGCCAAAGCGTCTTCCAGTCAAGATGGCTTGATGAGTAAAGAAGACAAAGCTAAATTGGATGGTATCGCATCCCAAGCCAACAAATTCACTTTGTCTGCAGCAACATCTTCTGCTCTCGGAGGTGTAAAGCAAGGTGTTAAAGTAGATGATGCTACTGGGCAGGAAGATGCACATACAAAATTGAATGCCCTTCTGGCATCTTTGAGAACAGCAGGTGTAATTGCAAGCAAATAAAGAAAGGAGGTAAAACATGATGCTAACTATTCATACTCTGTTTAACGACCCCAATATCGTAAACGCCGTTATCCAGCGCGTCCTTCAGACACGTAAGGATACTATCTATTGGCAGCAGTACCTCGATTTCCGCAGAACGACTACCCGTGTGTTTAAGGACTACATCGGTCAGGTTACTGGCGTGATGGCCGGTTCCATTAACTCACGATACGGCGAGAAGCCTATCCGTGAACGCCGGAATATCGGCTCAGGATATGGTGAAATCGCTTATTTGGGCGATGCTTACCAAATCTCCATTGACCGCCTGTCAGAACTTCAGGACTTGATTGACAAGTTCAATGCAGCTAAACCTGCTGACCAGGTAGCAGCCATGCAGGAAATCGTGAACTTCATCTATGACGATTACCGCCAGGTACTTTTAGCAGCTCACAAGCGTATGGATATTATCGTAGGTTCACTTCTGATGACCGGAGAAGCAACAGTCAAGAACAAGGACGACAATGCCGGAGGTGTCGACCTTCTCAACATTGAATTGCCGTTCAAGTTCATCAAGCCTGATACTGGTGCGAAGACGAACTTCATCACCTACTTGCAGCAGCAGATTAATGCACTGAAAGCGGACTACGGTAATTTCCAGAAGATGATTATGTCACGAGGAACTTTCGTGAAGAATATCATCGGGTCGGCTGAGTTTGGTGACAAGTTCAAGATGCAGCTTACAGGAAATGAGATGTATCTTTCAACTGGTTTGATTACATCTCAACTGGCTTCCCAAGTATTCACTGGCATCGGGCTTCCGGCCATTGAAATCAAGGAAGATTACGTGAAAGACCAGACCGGGAAGAACGTGCAGATTTACGCAGACGACCGTATCACCTTGCTTCCGCAGGATAAGGTCGGTTATATGCGTTTCCACACTCCGTACGAAGCAGTGGACGGCGTACCTGGACGTAACTACACCCAGGCAGACGGTGATATGCTTATTTCCGGTTACAAGGACAAGAACGGTCGTTATTTGGAATACACTGCAGAGTGGATTCCGCAGATTACGAACCCGAACCTGATTGTGAATTTCGATTTGTCAACCATGAACGCATGACAGTAAACGACTACATATCACAGAAGTTTCAGACCTTCGGCATCAACTTGTCGGAGGCTGACCTTTTGGAGATAAGTTTGTCTTCAGAAGTAAGCGGAGAGGATGAGATGGGCCCGTCAAACATCGGACTTGTTTCAGTGGCTATGGCGAAGTTCATCCCCTCTCTATTACTCCGTGCCACTTCCATCAGTGAGAACGGTTTCTCTATGTCATGGGATACAAAAGGCGTAAAGGAATACTATTCTTTCTTGTGCAAGAAGTATGGTCTTGAAGACACGCTGTCAGATAAACCTAAAGTCAGATTCCTATGATATTTGCTCCACATACATTACAGGTTAAGGTCTTTACTCCGATGGAAACAGACGAGTTCGGCCGGCCCATTCCCGGAACCGGTGGAGAAAGCTGGCAGGACGTATGTAAGTGCCGGTGCGACGATAACTCAACCAAGGAGTTTACTTCGGAGAATGGCAAGGTGTACCGACCGAACTATCACGTAGTCTGTGAGAAGAAAACCTCACTGAAGGCTGGTGATGAGGTCAGATGTATGGATGGCGATAATATCCGTGGAACTGGCAAGGTTTACATGGTGAAGAATACAAACTATTTTGGTTACTCAGAGATATGGCTGTAAAATTTGATTTTTCGGACGTGGATAGCTTTTTCGAACAAGGCTATGCCGAGGTAAAAGCTGTTGAGGGTAAAGTCGGCAAGGAAGCTGTCGACTACGCTGTAAAGAACGGCAATTATCAGAATCAGACTGGCACACTCCGTAAGTCAAACAAGTATTCAGTTCAGGATGACGGTTTGGAGTTAAGGAATGAAGCCGAATACGCTTCTTTCGTGGAATCCAAAGGCTATGAAGTATTGACTGGTGCAGCCCTATTTGCTGAGAAACGATTGAAGGAGGAAATAAAATGATAGTAACTACCGACATTGCGAACATACTTTACCGTGACTGCCAGTCTTTCGGAATTGACATCGTTCCTCACGGAAAGAAGCTGACAGGCGAATTGAAGTCCGAAAGGATTGTCATTCACTCTAAGAAACAGCAGCCGGGAACGTACTGGAAGAAATCCTTCGTTGAGGTGAATCTTTGCGTTCCTGACTTAAAAGAAGGTGAAGCCAACACCATCCGGCTGAATGAACTGGAGAAGCAGGCGCAAAGTCTGTTTGACGGCGTAACCGGACGCTATGATGATACCACCTATCATTATTCTATCGAGTCAATCGGAACTGAGGAGGACACATCCTTAAAGTGTCACTATGTGAATGTAAGAATTTTGTTTGAAGTTTTAAATGTGAAATAATATGGCAGAATCAAAGAAAATCACAGCTGTAAATATCAAGAAACTTTGGTATGGCGAAACAAGTGCTATTTCTGCAGATGTTACGGGCCAGACCTTGCACACTCTTTTGCAAGGAGAAACACTGAAAGAAGTATCCAATATCCATCAGGATACGTGGACTTTTGAGGAAGCAGAGGCCAGCCGAACCAACTATAAGAACCAGCTTACTAATCAGACCTATCGCAGTGAAAAGGAAATGGGAGATGTCTCTGTGAACTTTACTATCGGTGAGTATGACTATCCGACAAAGAAGGATCTTATGGGTGGAGATGTCATCAATACCGACAAAGGTTGGAAGCGTACAAGGGGTAAGGTAAATATCGAGAAATGTATTGTGTTCATGACTGAAGATGACCAGTATTGCGTGATTCCCCGTGCTGACATAGGTGCCCGTGAATCAACAACGGATAAAGCCATCGGTATTCCTGTAAGTGCGGTTGAACTGGAACCTAAAGACACTGCTATTTCCCCTGAATACTGGTTCGATGCAGAAGAGGTGAAAGAAGCATGAACTGATGTAAAGGTCGTGGTAACGCCTTCTGATGCTACAGTCAAGCTGGACGGGCAAACGGTAAAGACCAAGAGGGTGAAATCTGGGACATCCGTTTCCTATGAGGTATCAAAAGTAGGCTACACCACCCAGTCTGGAAGCATATCTACTTCCATGTCTGATGCTTTCAAGAGCGTAGAGAAACAAATCACTCTTGTTCAAGAAAGCGGAGATTAGTTTTCAGGATTATTTACCGGGTGGGGCTTGTAGCTTCACCCTTTTTCTTTTAGTTATGAATCAAGGTGCAAAAATCATATCGGAAGCCATTACAGGTTTTGACTTCAAAACGGTTATGGTAGGTGGCAGAGCTTATACAGTTTTTCCTCCAACCATTCATAGGTTAGCCGGAGCCATATCTCATTTGTCGGGTGTAGAAGAAGCGGAAAGCCTGAAAGACGTGCTATTCTCGTTGGGTGAAAGCGAAGCATACAGTAAGGCTCTTTCTTGGCTGATAAGGGGTGATGAAAGCCTCAGTGAAGAACTTTCCAAAGGAACATACAAGGAAAATGTGGACGCTTTGGATGAAGCTCTTTCTATGATTGATTCAAAGGTTTTTCTGAAAGCTGTCAGCTTGGCGAGGAACGTAAGTCTGCTGGCAGCAAAACCGAAACCGTAGGAAATGACACCCTATTGGGGCAGATAGCATCGTTCATGGAAAATCTGCATCTGACCTATAAAGAAGTGGTTTACGAGATACCGTACAGAAATTTAGTATTAATGCAGCGTGATAAGCTCCATACCGTTACCGGAACGAAAGTTACGAAGGTGAAGGGTAAGGATATGGCTTCACGCAGAAGAAGAAATAAGAAATAAAATGGCTACACTATACTTTAAAGTCAGTTCAGACTATCAGGAAGTTATCCGTCTGAGGCAGGAATGCGAGAAGCTGGAAGCTCAGTTGAAGAAGATGGATGTAACCAAATACCCTACAGCTGCAAAGGCTTTAGAAACGCAACTGGCATCTGCTCGTCAACAGATGATGGGATTGGTGACAGAAGCGGCTAAAGCTGGTGCTGTGATGGAGAATGATTTGAAGAAAAAGCTTAATTCCGCGTCAAAGGCCTCCGATGAGCTGACAGAGGAAATCATCAAACAAAGGAAAATCATCCGTGATACGCAGGATGATGTCAGACGGCTGTCTGATGAATATTCAAAGATGGGTAAGTATTCTCCTAATTCAAAAGCTAAATTAGCTGAACTGAACCGGGCTAAAGCAGCCTTGAACGAGCAGAGATACTCCCTTGGCGAATTACAGGACCAGCAGGCCAGAAACAGGCTCGAAGTGAGGAAACTTACGAGAGAGTACAAGGAGTTTTCCAGTGGGACTAACAACGCTAATGAGATAGTAAAATCCCTTACGGATTCTTTAAAGCGTACAGCCGCTGAAATTGGTGGACTGGTGGCGATAAAGAAATTCGGCTCCGATGTGATTGAAGCAACCGGAAAGATGCAGCAGTTACAGGTAGCCCTTTCAACCATACTTCAGGACAAATCCAAGGCGGACCAGCTCATTGCCGATATTGTCCAGTTCGCGGCCAAAACACCGTTCAATCTTGACGATGTGGCGACCGGAGCAAAGCAGCTTTTGGCATACGGTTCCTCGGCCGATAATGTCGTGAATGAACTTTCCATGCTTGGAGATGTGGCTTCCGGATTGCAGATTCCTATCGGACAGCTTATTTATCTGTATGGAACATTGAGAACGCAAGGACGGGCCATGACAGTTGACATCCGTCAGTTCGCCGGACGAGGTATTCCAATCTACGAAGAACTGGCCAAGGTATTAGGAGTTTCCAAAGACCAGGTAGGTGAACTTGTGAAGGAAGGGAAGGTCGGATTTAAGGAAGTTGAACAGGCCTTCAAAAACATGACATCCGAGGGAGGAAAGTTTGCCAACCTTATGGAAAGTTCCGCCGGAACGTGGCCCCAGCGACTGTCGAATATCGAAGATACCCTCTTTCAGAAAATGAATGAATTCGGGAATAAGTATAAGGAGGTTTTCGAATTTGGTATCGGTACAGCAGAGGATTTGGTGGAAAGTCTTGATGATGTGTTGTCTGTAATGGGCGGACTGATTGCAGCTTACGGAACGTACAAGGCCGCGTTGATTACAGCAGCCGTAGCGCAGAAGGCGGTCGGATTCGTTGAAAGTATCCGTTTGATAGGAATGTACAGAAAGGAATTGGGGCTGGCCACCGCTGCACAGCAGGCTTTCAATCTGGCATCGAAATCGAATGTGTATGTCACCTTGTTGGCTGCGTTGGTAGGAATCGGTACGGCTATTTACATGTTCACCAAGAGAACCAATGAAGCCACTGCAGCGCAGGAGACACTGAATTCGGTGAACAAAAAGACCGATGAGGAATTTTCCAAGCAGGCGGCAACAGTTGACAGGTTGTCCGGCATATTGAAAAGTGAAACTTCATCCATTGACCAGAAGAAGAAAGCCTTGTCTGATTTGCAGACCATCATTCCTTCTTACAATGCCAGTCTTAATGAAGAGGGTCGACTGATAAACAACAACACTGAGGCCATTAAATCCTATCTTACGCAACTGGAAAAACAGATACGGATGAAGGCTGCTCAGGAAGAACTGGAGGAACTGTATCGCAAAAAACGGACTCAAGAAAAGCAGCAGAAAGTCGCTACGGAGAATTACAATGAGGCTAAATCTTTGTACAATTCATCTGTGACAATGACTGGAAGCGCATTACAAAACAGAGGAGTCAATACAGGTGTGGCCGTATTCTCTCAAAATAGTGCAGTAAACAATCAGCTCAAAGATAGTACGAATAAGGCCAAGAAAGAATTGGATTCCGTAAACAAGGAATTAGGCGAAACGGTTTCTGCCATCACTGAACTGGAAAAAGAAATTGAGAAATCGTCTTTATCCGATAATAAAGAATCCCCACAGTCTTCCATATCCAAAGAAGTAGAAAATGCCACCATACGTATCAAGACACTCAAACAAGAGATTGCCGACCTTCGTAGCGGAAAATTACAGGCAGAAGCCGGTAAAACCGTAGAATCTGCTATCAAGGCAAAGGAAAAAGAGTTGCAGAGTACAGAAAAAACCTTGGAAACACTTACTGGTATCAGCTACAAATCAGAAAACAAGAAGGTCGTAGATAGCCAGCAAAATCTTTCTGATGAACTTTTACAACTTATTAGGACCAATCAACAGAACGAAATTAACCTGATGGAAGAAGGTTCTGAAAAGAAGCGCAGACAGATTGAACTGGATTACCAGCGAGAAATCGATGAAATTAGGAAACAGCGCAAAAAATGGGAAGATGCGCAAGGAGGAAAGCTTACGTCTGAACAGCGGGAAGTATTAGGAAGTCGTGCGTCTAATGCCATGCAGTCACGTGAAAAAGGGCTGGTCGAAATTACGAAAGCCGAAAATCAGGCTGCAATCGAGGCTAATGAACGCTACCTGAAAAGCTATGGTACATTTATGCAGAAACGTGATGTAATCATAGCTGAGTACACCCGTAAAATCTCGGATGCTGCTACTCAGGGAGACAAGGACATACTCCAGAAAGAAATGAATAAAGCTCTCTCCTCTCTTGATCTTGAAAAACTGAAACAGGGAATCAATTGGGAACTTATCTTCGGTGACTTGGATAAGGTCTCCAAAGAGTCCCTGAACAAGGTAAAACAGCAGCTTAGGGATTTCAAGAACTCCGAAGAATACAAGAATATGGCTGTTGACCAGAAGAAGGTCATTGACGAGGCGTTAAGCAACATCCAGTCAACTCTTATCGACAAAGGAGGATTGTTGGCCGACCTACCCGAACAGTTAAGCGAATTGGCCAAGGCACAGGAAGAACTGTCACAAGCTCAGGAGGAATACAACGAAGCCATGAGAAGCGGAACAGATGAACAGAAGGAAGCGGCCACGAAGAAACTGAATGATGCCCAGAAAAGACAGCAGAACGCTCAGGTCAATGTACAAAAGTCGACAGATAAAACGACAAGCAACCTTGTCACATTGTCGAACGTCATTACCCAGCTTGGTTCAAACTCTGAAATTTCCCTCTCTCAGGTCGGTGATTTGGCCGGAAATATAGTAGACATATTTGCAGAAGAGAGCGAGAAACTTGGAGGTATAATTGGAGCTGCATTTTCTCTTTTAGATGCCATCGGGACACAGGGGTTGGATGGTTTCACAGGTAACATATTCAGTAGTGTCTTTAAGTCTGTAGGTGGAATATGGGATACCCTGACTTTCGGAGGATTCAGCAAACTCTTCGGTATTGGAGGAAACGAAAAAGAGGTGCAGGATACAATCAACAGACTCACGGACAGAAACGAAAAGTTGCAGTCTGCCATCGAATCCCTTACAGAAGAAATGAAATCCAGCAAGGGAAGCGAGAAATCCGTAGCAGAGTACAATAAAGCCATCAAGTATCAGGAGGAATACAACAAGAATGTTCTTGCAAAAGCGCAGGCTAATGCTGGCTATCACAGCAGCCATCATAGCTGGGCCTATTACATGGGCTGGTCGGAAAGTGACATACAATGGATTCGGGAAAATGTCATGGCAGAGTTCACAAGTACAGATTCCTTGTGGCAGATGTCGCCGGAGCAGATGGACTTATTACGTCAGAATGTAGACTTGTGGCAGAAAATGGCCGATTCAGGGAAAGGAGGCTATGGAAATGCTGTCGTTGATGCACTAGGTGAATATGCAGATCTGGCTGAAAACCTCGAAGAACTGAAAGAGGGTCTTTTCGAACAGCTTACCGGAATAAGTTTTGATTCCATGTATGACAGTTTCATCGATACTCTCATGGATATGGATGCCTCGGCGGAAGATTTTGCGGATAACCTATCCGAATACTTTATGCGTGCCATGCTTTCAGATAAAATCGGTAACATGTACAGCCAGAAGCTGGAAGACTGGTGGAACAGATTCGGTGAAAGTATGAAGGACGGAAACCTGAGTGAGAGTGAACGTAATTCACTCCAAAACGAATATATGGGGTACGTGAATGAAGCATTGAAACTACGGGATGAACTTGCCGCAGCTACCGGATACGACAAGGCTGGCAGCAGTTCCCAGCAGTCGGCCTCCAGCCGCGGATTCGGTACGGAAATGACGCACGAGGATGCCGGAGAACTGAGCGGTCGGTTCACTGCCGTGTATGAGTCCAATCTTAGGATAGAGACAGCAGAGCAGCAACAGACAGTAGCCATTACCGAACTGCGAGGCTCCATCAGTGCCTTGACATCACAAGTGACCGGCCTATACAACATCGCCGACGAGACACGTACCATCCTGGCCAATTCCTATTTGGAGTTACAGCAAATCAGAGAGAATACTGAAGACTCAGCCAAATACTTGAAAGATATTAAGGCTGACATCGCCGAAGTGAAACGTAATACAGCAAGACTATGACAGGAGATTTATTTATTAACGGGAAGGATGCCTGGAGCACATGGGGTGTCCGCATGGGTGACGGTTTTCTCGATGCTATCGACGGATTCAACCAGATGAAAGACTACATCGAAGATGAGAGCCGTCTGGAACACGGGAAGCGAATAATAACCGAAAATGCAAAAGTAGCATCGCGTGAAATCACTCTCCAGTTCACCATAGAAGGAAACTCAGAAGGCGACTATCGGACAAAGAAGAAATCTTTTCAGTCAGAACTGGAGAAAGGAACCGTAAACATCAAAATCCCAACTCTTGGAAACGAAGTCTACAAGCTGGTTTACCTGGGGAAAAGCATCTCTTACGGGTTGAGTATTGACAGGTGTTTCGGTAAGGTTTCAAGTAAGTTTTGCGAACCGAATCCCATGGACAGAAGCGAATAACGAACATTTCCTTTATTGTTTCAAATGGAAGTCCGGATTTTTAGGGCTTCCATTTTCTATTTATGAACTTTGGGGATATGATTGAAATTAAGGACATATCCGGAAAGACAAGATTCTCCACCCCTATCAACAAAGGGGCGAAGGGAAAGTTTACACTGATGAAAGAGGACTACATCGTTCTCCCATTCTCCGTGCCTGAACCGATATATTTTAAACTTGGAGACTATGTAGACCTTTCTGGGGTTCTGGATGATTCACTGGGCGGCTTACTTTCAAAAGTATATGAGGTAACAGACCTGCAGAAACCTTCTTTCAATGCTTCTACCGGTGGATATGATTATGAGCTGAAACTGGATGCTTACTATTGGAAGTGGAAAAACAAAATTTTCAAATACACTCCTGAACATGCTGGATATGAAGCGTCATGGTCTCTCACCGCAGCCCTTGATGTACAGCTTGGTGTGTTCTTACGTAACCTGAAAGCTTTGGGATATACCTATAAGGGAAAAGAATTCGTATTTGAAATAGATTCAACAGTAGAGAATAAGGCAGTTGCAATGACGTATGACAATATGAACCTGCTGGATGCCTTATTCTCAATGGCGGGTGAGGATAAGTGGAACTGTGATTGCTGGATAACGGACAACGTAATTCATTTTGGGCGAAACGAATTCGGTGATGCCGTGAAAATCGAGTTAGGGGTTGAAGCGTCTGCCATGACTCGCAGTGAGAGCAAAGGCACTTATGCCACCCGCATTTATGCATTCGGATCTACAAGAAACATACCTGAGAACTACCGTTCCATTGAAGAGCAGACGGTAGTAAACGGAGTTGTGCAAAGACGACTTATGCTTCCCGCTGGTACGCCATACATAGATGTGTATCCTGACATGAGCCAGGAAGAAGCAATTGAAGACATCGTGGTATTTGACGAGGTATATCCCCGACTTGAAAGTACGATGTCAAGTGTATCTACGAGGACGGAAACCGTTACAAATGAAGACGGAGGTCAGGAAACCGTGACTTACTATCGCTATCGTGATACTGGCCTGAATTTCTCCAAGGACTACATACTTCCGGGACAAGAGCTGACAATTATCTTTCAGTCCGGCAAAATGAATGGATTGGAGTTCGGTGTTATTTTTGACCCGGACAACAACGGAAGCCAGCTTTGGGAAATTGTCCGCAGCGAAGACTACGGACGTCCATTGCCGGATGATACCATATATCCTGAAAATGATGACAAGTATATCCTTTCCGGTTTTGATCCAAAGTTTGTTTCTGTACAAATGATTCCGGACGCGGAGCAGGAACTGAAAGAGAAGGCACAGAAGATAGCAGACCAGCGAAAAAAGGACGATGGTACATACTACACTACCCTCCGGTCAGAATGGGTTAATGAAGACAAGCTGAAACGCTTTTTCGAGTTCGGGCAAAAGATAAACCTGGTCAATAAAGCCTTTTTTGAGAATGGCCGTGAAAGCCGTGTTCTCGGATGGGAGTTTAACCTTGACATTCCATGGGATTCTCCGGTATATACTATTGGGGAAAGTATGCCCTACTCTCGCCTTAATGATGTGGAAGAGAAACTGGAGTCGATTACGTATAAAGGGCATACTTATGTTGGAGGCGGAGGAAGTAGCATATATGTGATTAAGACCAATGATTCTACTGCCCCATCGGACAGTAACGTATTTTCGGCAAAACGGTCACTTGCAACATTATTGAGAAAGGACAAGGAAGACCAGACAAACTATCTCATTAAGCTTCTTGGCGGTATCATATCTCCTTTCCTGGAATCAATTGACTTCGTGACCGGTATGATGGGTGCTGGTATGTCATTCTCTTCAGAAAAGGGCGGCGAGTCTGTCGGATGGATTGACAAACTGTACGTGCGCAAGAAAGCTATTTTCCAGTTACTTTCAATAATGGAGACCGAGCTGGCCGGAGCTTCCTTCATGTTCAACGCCAGCGGGGCCAGAGCAACGATTACTAAGGTCGAGTTTATAGAAAAAAAGGGAATTCGTTTCAAGGATGGTAAAGGAGTCAAGTTCTCAGACGGGAAAAGAGGTTACTCATCTCCTGGAACTTATGGTTCTGTTTATCGCTGTTACTTCCTTGCAGATGATGGTGAGAAAGCCATAGAAAATCGTTTTAAGCCAGGGAATTTAGTACGCTCACAGTCCTTTAATATTAAGGAAGGCGCGTATGACGGCGTATCCAATCACTATTGGTGGCGTCTGGTGGAAAATGTTGGTGATAACTGGATAGATGTATCCGTGAATCATTGTGACGAAGGAAGCGATATACCCAAAGTGGGTGACGTGATGGTACAACTTGGAGACATAGCCGACCCGGACTATCAGGCTGCAATCGTGTTGTCTGCATATGGAGATGGTGCGCCATATCTGACATTCTATCAGGGGATAAGTTCTTACTCCCTCTCAGGGAAAGATATAGTTTCAATCGGATATGATCGTCTAACTAAAGAAGGATACTTTAATGTTTATGGAAAGACATATATCGGTAATAGGGACAAGACAAATTATATCAGACTTGCTTCTGGAGAAATAGAGGTACGTGCAGCAAGAATATTGTTGTCAAATGGTGAAAGCGTTGTAGATGTAGCAGAGAAAAATATCTCAATTAAACTTGGTGCTACGGGTATTGACATCGAAAAAAATGAGATTGTTATTTCTTCAGATAAGTTTAAAATTAAAAGTTCTGAAGGGAAAGGAATAGCCGTGTTTACGGTTAAAAATGGGAAACCACTTCTTCTTACAGAGTGCATAGATGTAAACTCGTTAAAAGTGAAACATCTGGATGGTGCAGACGGTACATTTTCGGGTGAACTGAAAGCCGCTAAAGGTACTTTTTCCGGAAAAATATCTGCCGATGGTGCTAAGATTGGAGGGTTCACTATAGACAACGGTTCCTTGAATTGGAAGGGAAGGGATTTTTTCGGCAATGATAGCAGGAGTATACGGATTGGTGTTCCTACGGATGATAACAGTGGTATGATTGACATAAATTTCAATGGTGCGACTGACGGGAAATTTGGGGTTAAAATAATTGGAAGCAATGACGGTGGAGCATGTATCTATGCTTCAAGGAACGGTACTAGCAAGCCACATAGTTCTAATACTTATGCCGGATATTTTGACGGAGGAGTACATGTAAACGGAAATCTTTATACCAATACGATATTGTCTAATGAGTTTGGTACCGGATGGTCATTGCAAGCCGATGGCTCATATACATACAAAAAAGGAGTAACGAGAACAATATCATGGACTATACAGAATGGTTCGATACCTTCAAGATATAGCCTGGTTTTTGAAAATGGAATTTTAGTTGATTAATCATGAAAATAGATTTTAAGAAATTTAAGAAGTACACGAAGATAGATAAATCCGATTTCGTGGAGATTGATGTCAGAGAAATGTTTGCAGATAACATTTACAATGTGACAGGAGTTGGTATTGCTGATTTAAAATTAGCAGAAAAAATTTTTTCCAGCGATGACGATACCGAATTTTCAGATGATGAAGTTAGCAGGGTAAGACATCATGCAGCGTCGCTTCTTCCATGGTTTCTTGCTGGGCTTAATGATGCAATGAGATAATTATAATATACAATGTTGGTAATATCATTAATAACTATAAATTAAAAACAATTATGGCAGCAGAAGAAGATTTTGTATTAAGCTTTACAGGTGAAGAAACTGACAATCTATTGAAACATACAGAAAGTATGAAGAATCAGACAACGGAAGAAGATGGTGAAACGGTACAGGTGTACGATACAAACGGCGTTCCGCATAAAGTGTCGAAAACGGAACTGCTGAAGAAGTCTACACTGGCTCTCCCTGCTTTGGAAGACATATCCAGTTTTGTCGCTATTAACGCAGCCGGAAATGCTGTTGGGGTAATGACAAAAGAGCAGGTTGCGTCAGTTCTGGCGGAACTGATGGGAGCGGTTCTACTGAAAGGAGTTACAAAAAGTGACTTGGATAATGGGCTTACCAGCCCATCGCGCATGATTGTAATGTTTGTGTCAGGGTATATCAATCAAATAACCCCAACCGCCAATTACATATCAGGATATGCAGTAAGATACACATCTCTTAACACAGAAATGCAGGTTGTTGTCGATTATGCAGGTAAATTATATTCGAGAACAAAGAACTTATCGGATGGCTCATGGACTGGATGGTTATAACTCAATCCACCCTCTCCATGTACCGTCCACCTTCGCCCTCCAATATCGTTTAATTGGATACATCGAGAATGCTTCTTGATACATATAGGCCGGAGAAGCAGGGTAAGTTTTAACTATGAATGTAGCATTGTTCTCTAAAATATTTCCATTGTATATATCAGTAGACAGAATATCTATATCATCTATGTTGGACACTCCAGAATTATCACCCTGGCTGAATTTAGCAGCGGGGTGAAGCCCCGATTTTTCTAATGTTGCAATCCCAATAAGTTCCGCCAGGACTTATGGGTATGAATGAAAACAACTGAAATAAAGAAAGCTGTATTGAAAATTATTTGAGTGGTAGAAATTGGGTAGAAAATAGTAACTAGCTTGCTTATTCTACCCGGCTTCTACCAACTTACTGACAAGGCGTGTCAGTCGATTTGAAACCTTTTATTCTTTGTTCGTTTTTATATCATTTACCTTCGCTGAAAAAGGATGGTAAATGAGTAGTTTTGTGTGTGAAATAGTAGTTACGCCCATGAGCGTGTTCCATTAAGTTGGGATGCGCTTGTGGGCATTTTTTGTTTAATCTAAAACCTTAGTAAGATGAAAAGATTCGTTTTCATGATGGTCGCACTGCTGATGTGCGTAGTGAGTGTTTTCGCGGAGACTTCCGTTAGTGTAGAACCTTCCGTCCCGGAGTTCCTGACCGGATTTGCCAGCTTCACCGGGCTTGTTACGGTCGTGGTTCCTGCTGTAGTAGGATTTATCGCTTCGAAGCTATCCAATCCTATGAATAAGTGGGTGACTATGTGGGTAACTGCTGTAGTTGGTGTAATCGTTACCTTCTTCAGTTGGTGGATGAATCTCGGTTTCCCTCCGGCAGATGCAAGCGTCTGGGTTGTGGTGATTGATGCGTTGTTTGTCGCCCTGGCATCTACTGGTATCGTGTCGGTTGTAACAAGTGAATGGCTGTCCAGGTTGTTCGGTGGTAAGGTAAATAAGGAGTGATGCAGAACCTTATAACCGTCATAGCCCCGCAGATTCTTGTTGCCGGGGCTTACTCCTTTGTAGGAGAGATAAGAAGCGTTGTCTTTGAGCTTCGCTGGATGCTGGTCTTCATTGTAGCCATGATTATAGCGGATTTTGTCCTTGGTATCATTGACAGCGTGGTCAAGCGAGGAGAGGATTTCCGCTTTTCCAGAGCAGGCCGCCGAACGATGTGCAAGTTCATCGAATATAATTCGTATTTAGTGTTGGGATTCGGTTTTGGTGTTGCTATTCTCCAGCCTGTAGGTATTTGTTCCTATACGACATCGTCAATGTGCGGACTGGGGATAGCTATTGTATTTGAATTTGATTCAATCATGGAACATGTATGTGAAATTCACGGAATCAAGAACAAGGTTTCCATTAAGCGCCTGCTGGTGGGCTACATTAAAAAGAAGTACACAACGGCTGGCGAAATTATCGAAAAAGTTACAAAGGATGAAGAAGACAGATAGACGCCTGATAGCGGAAATCATCTACTCCGTAATCATAATATTACTTATGACAATAAGTTTCATGACCTAGTTGATATGAGAAAGATAAGGATAGGGAAAGATATATACTTCACCTGGCAGATACTCACGAACAAGGAGCCTGTTCCACTGGAAGGAAGGGACTTGAAACTCATGCTGAAGAATCCTCTAGGCAGATTTCTCGATTTCCATTTTGAGATATACCAGGGAAACAAGCTGAAATTTACTTTTCATGGAACGGACCACAAACACCTTGGTACGTATTCGCTGACTTTGTGGGAGAACTATGGTAAGGAAGGACAGACTGCCGTTGACATGTGTGAGGCTTTCAGGCTTGTTGCAACAACTTGTGAAGAGGACAGCATAAGTGTCCCTAACCTTGAAATGGCCACCGTCAACCTTGGTGCTTCTTCCATTGACATATCAACCGGTGGAAGCATTCCCATTCCTGATGCGCCAAAAGACGGGAAGATATACGGCCGGAAGGATGGAGAATGGGAGGAGATAACAGAAGCAGTATGGAATGAAGAAACAAACAGTTAAAATCAGACTTTTATGGCAACAACAAAATTAAAATTCTATAGGGGCTTAAAGGCCCGTTATGATGCAGCGTCAAAACATCTGGATGCTATCTATTTTGCAACCGACACCAAAGAACTGTTGATGAACGGTGTGAATTATGGAGGAAGCGGTGTCACAGATGTCAGTTTTGACAAAGGCAGCAATAAACTTATCGTTACCAAATCATCAGGCAAGACCGAATATGATCTGACGGAACTCATCAGGTTCAAGACATCATTGCCAGACAGCCTTGCCACTCCTTCGAAACTGGGAGGTCTTCCGGCTGGGACAAAGGTCGAGACCTTGAAGACAAAGACGCTGAGCCAGATTTTCGAGGATATTCTCTTTGAGGAAATCCAGCCGACGGTACAGGCACCAAGTGCAACAATATCATTCAAGTCTCCTTTTACCGCCAACAAGATTCTGGAGGTTGGTGAAAGCGCACCTACCGCAGAACAGATTCAGACAGGATTTAACCGTGGTAATTGTACGGTTGTTGGCCAGGCAAACAAGAACCGCGCAGGAGAACTTATCTCCGATGACCAGTCTTTCATCTATGTAGGAAACAGTACAAGCAACAAGACATTGCCGACGAAAGTTACACTCGGTACGATGCAGTACAATTACCAGGCTCATCATGGCGCAGGTGACACCTTGCTCACTTCAAAAGGAAACAAGGCGACCGTGTCCCCTAATCCGCTTCCTGAAGGTACTGTGAAATCAGGTGCTGTCTACCTTTATGGTACCTATCCGTTTTACTGTAATGGTTCTTCAGCTTCTACCTCTGCCGGAGATACCAATTTCCCGTCTGCCGCAGCTCCTGATACAAAGCTTCCGCTGCAGAAATGGACTGATACATTAATTGGAGCGAAATTTGCTTCTGAAGCAGCAACCGGAACCCGCCTTGAATTCTACTTCCCTTCAGAAAAGAATGTGTCAAAAGTCGAGTTCTATAATACGGTGTCCGGAAAGTGGGAAGTCTTCGGAACGGACAAGTACACCGTATCTGATGCAGGAAACAAGACCGTACAAAGTGTTCAGATTGCATACAAGAAGCTGACAACGACAGGTGCCATGTCCGGTGCATTACAACTTCGCTTCACAGTTTCCGATGCCGGGAAAAAACTTGTAGACGAGCCGGACACATATAATGGCGAGGAAATTACGGATGAAGTGATAGCCATGCTTGCACGAAACAGCCGTGAAGTTCCCTTTGCCATGCCGATGAACAATGTCATGCCGATGGCTTCGACAACAGGAAACCGTCCTGCGGGTGTTGCTTCCTTTGCCGTGAACTTTGAGCCTGGAGGACAGGCGCCACTGGATGCCCGTCAGCTTGTTCCAAACAAGACAGACCTTATTGCCGCAGCTACCTATTCAGGAAAGAATACTTATAACGGCATGTTGGTCGTTGTTGGAGATAACGGGGACGGCAAACCGGCTCTGTATGTCCTGAAGGACATGACAAAGATTACTCAGGCTGATTATGGCGGATGGATTCGTCTTGACGTCGGTGCACAGACACTCATCCAGATTATCAATGACCTCACAACGGGCGGGACTAATAAGGCACTTTCCGCCGAGCAGGGTAAAGTTCTGAAAGGTCTGGTTGACACACTGACAAACAAGGTCAACGCTCTTGGTGCCGTATATGTGCCAAAGGGTACTCTGGCAGACCTTAGTGCCCTGAAAGGAGTGTCTTCTGTATCGAAAGGCCACGTATATAACGTTACGGCAGAAGTTACCCTGAACGGCAAGAAATATCCGGCTGAAACGAACTTCGTCTACATCGGAGAAACGGCCAATCAGGCAAGTGTGGAAACCAACTGGGATTCCTTGGGTGGTACGGTCGATTTGACAGCGTATGCAAAGAAAGCTGACCTCGAAGGATTTCTTACCGAAGAGGATTTGGCCGGATATGCCAAGGCTGTAGATGTGGCGAACACCTATGCCACAAAAGCTGCACTGAGTGAGGCTATCGAAGGGCTTTCCTCCACTTATGCGACCAAGGCTGAACTTACTAATTATGCTACGAATGAGACATTGAAGTCTTATGCGACAAAAGCAGAACTTGACAGCGCATTCGCATGGCATGAAGAGGAGTAAAAAACCAAGGAGGTATTCTGAGCGAATACCTCCATAAAACAATAAGGTATGGCAAAAAAGAAATTCAATAATTATTTAAGAAAAGCCACCTTTAAGAGAGATTTGGAAGCCGGAAATATATTGGCAGACTCTATATCTTTCATTAAAGATATACGTGCCATATATACTCACGGTGAATATTATGGTAGTGGGTGTATTACCAGTGTAAACAGCGGTACGGGAGAAATAACAGCAGAACTTATCCCAAATGTTTTTCATGTGTTCGGTGAAGTTTCTGCTCTTAATATCTCTTTCGGTGAAGGCCTGCCCAATATGATGAATGAATATATGTTTCAGTTCACGAGTGGCGTTAATCCTACTGTTCTGACATTACCTGAAGAAGTAAAGTGGATAGGAAGCAGTGTTGTCAGGGCTAACAGGACGTATCAGGTAAGTATTCTTAATAATATAGCTGTGATGGGAGGTGCTTGATGAGCTTGTTCAGACGCAGATTGCTTATACTGGCGGCCATGAATAATGGACTGCCTAATATGCCGGTTCGCTTTAAGACCGGCGAAAGGGCTGTATTCAGTGACGGAAAGCATGGATATTTTTCGATGGACAGAAGATTTGTTCGTGATAAGAACATGTCTCGAATGTATTCCAAAGACGGGAAACGGATTAGCGTGCTGAAGAAAAGAAACTGAACTAAAATAAAATAGGAGTGCCACTGCACTCCTTGTAATAAATTTTTTATTAACCATCCTACCATTGGTAGAACTCCACAAATATAGATGTAATTTTATTATGAACAAAATAGATTCAATAATAATTCACTGCTCAGCCACACGTGCTGGGCTGGACATAGGTAAAAAGGAGATTAATCAGATGCACGTATCCCGTGGCTTTCAGTGTATTGGGTACAACTACGTTATCCGGCTGGATGGTACGGTAGAAGTTGGCCGCAGTTGGCAGATAGACGGGGCGCACTGTAATAGCAAAGGGTTTTCCGGTGTGTCGTACAATAAACACTCTATCGGTATCTGCTATGTGGGCGGTCTGGACGCGCACGGTAAGGCAGCTGACACCCGAACACCGGAACAGAAGAAAGCGTTAGCCAAACTGATTAAGGAGCTTTGCGGAAAGTACCAGATTGTCGAGGTGCTGGGGCATCGTGACACATCGCCTGACCTGGACGGTGATGGTATCGTGGAACCTGAAGAGTGGACGAAGATGTGTCCTTGCTTCGATGTGCGGAGCGAATATAAGGATTTGCTGTAGCATGATGATAAAATTGTGAAACTTGAGAGCGTTCTTTGACTTGTTGGAACACCGTTTTATTTGCTTAGTAGAAAAAAAGTTATCAATTTATTTGCGGATAGTAGAAAAATAGTTATCTTTGCATCATCCACATAGCAGTAATGCTATTTCGTTAAATAATAAATAGTTTTTTTATGAAGGTAAAAAAAGTAAAGTCCGTGAAGGATTTATTAGAAGCGAATGGGTGGAAATATTCAAGAACCAAAGGTGACCATGCTATATACCGGAAGGAAGGTGCTCCTCGCTCCATCCCAATTCCTGGTAAAGATAATGATGAGGTTGCCATTGGGACACTGATGAGCATCTTACGACAGGCTGGTTTAAAAGAGTCTGATTTCGATAAGATTTGACACCCGATTAGGACAGCAGGATGAAGATTAGCACATCCTGCTTGTCTAATAGGTGATAAAGGCTTACTTACTTATTTGAAACTATATATAAAAGCGAAACTTCTACACACATTGAATTATGAAAGCTTTGACTGTTATCATTGAGAAAACTGAAAACAATTATTCAGCTTATCTCGCAGAGGTCGATGGTATTGTCGCTACTGGGCACAATATTGATGAAATCAAAGCAAACATTGTTAATGCTATTGCTGCATTACTTGAAGATTGCCAAGAGTATGGAGATGAAATTCCTGAAGAGCTTAAGGGAGACTATTCATTGACCTTTAAAATGGATGTAAAATCATTTCTTGAATTTTACACAGGGATTTTTACAAAATCTGGACTTGAACGCTTAACAGGTATTAATCAAAAACAATTATGGCATTATGCTTCTGGTAGTCGTAACCCAAGACCAGAGCAAGTTATTAAAATCGAAACAGCGCTTCACAAATTAGGTGAAGAATTAATATCTATAAATTTATAGGTGGCTGTCCTAATCGCTTCTAAAATTTATATAAGGCGGTGTTCCAAGCAGGTTCACCGCTTTTTTTATGTCTAATTTTATGAAATACCTACCATATTTTTTAATAGCTGTACTGGCTTTCTGTTTAGGTTGGTGCAGCCGTTCGTCAACTGAAGGCAAATCTGGGATAGCTGATACCATTACATCTCTCCATGTGGTTACAAAGGTTGATGTGGATACTCAGTATATTTTATTCCCTGTACCTTATCTTGCCTGGATTGACAATTCTGACACAATCCATGTGGGTGACACGTGCTGGCACCTGCGTGAATATAAAGAGTATCAGGATAGCAACTACTATGCTAAAATCAGCGGCGTGTCTCCACGGCTTGATGAAATCAGGGTTTATCCGAAGACGATATATGAAACGAAGTATGTTTATCGGGATGTTGTCAGTAAGCCAAAACGCTGGGGTCTTGGTTTGTCAGCCGGATATGGTGTAGGAAGGAACGGAATCACTCCGGTATTGGCTGTTACTGTCAATTATAATTTATGGCAATTCTGATATACAATATTTTCTCAGAATTATATACAACTTTTCTCGGAAATTATATACATCTTTGCAGTGTAGAAGTTCGCTTTTATTAGCAAACGAAAGCCCCGACCAGATTAATATCCGGAAGGGGCTTTTCCATTATCCTCTCATCATCATAATATCAGACCTAAGTTCAATGTATTGCTTGTACTTTTCAGGATTGTCCACGTAATCAATCACACGAGATATGGCCATATCAGCCTGTTTCTGTCGGACTTTGGTGTAGTATCGGATAACTCCCTTTGATTTGTCCGAATGGCCCAGACAGTAGTCTATTATTCCGTCAGGAATGCCTATCTCAGAGGCGTACTGGGCGAAAGACTTGCGGGCCGAATAAAATGTAACACGTTCATCAATATTTAACTCTTCAGCCAAATCTCCAAGAGAATACGTAACATACTGAGAAAAGTTGTGATATGTGAATTTATACCCAAAGTCGAGCTTTCCCGTCCGTTTATCCATCCATCTGCATATTATCTCTCTTGCTTGAGACGGTATTGTAAATGTGATTACATTATCCGACTGCATTCGTCCTTTAGTCTTTGAGCGTGAATATTCCAATGCGTCTTTTCTAAAGTCAGTTTGCATAATGTCTATAAGATTCATCCCTCCCAAGTAAAAAGAAAGGCAAAAAAGGTCACGTGCCATAATCAGCTTTCTCTTTTCTGGTGAAGATTCACGAATCTTGTTAAAATTCTGTACTGTCAGATCAAGCTTCCTGATAGGGGCTGCAGATATTCTAGTCGTTACAAAAGGATGTATATCGTAAGATATATTCCACTCTCTTATCGCTCTGTTGACGACAGATTTCATTTGGGCAAGCATTGTGTTTACTGTAGTTTCAGTCACTTTCCGTTTCCGTATGAATGCGGCAAAATTCTGGACTAATGACGGGGTTAAATCAGAGAGAAGTATGTCACCTCTTGCAAAGTCACGAAAATACCTCCCCACCCTTTCAATAGATAATGCGTATGAATCTCTTCCCTCAGACTTGAGATAGTCTACAAAATTGCTACATGCTGATGAAAAGGTTTGCTCATCGGAAAGATTATCTGTAGAAATGATTTCTTTAATTTGCCGGCAGGAATAAAGTTCAAGATGTTTTATTGAGTCCAGTTTGTCTTGAAGGTCATCAAGGATGTTCCTAAGTTTCCGGTTTATCGCAGATGCCTCTGGATGCTTCACGACCTGACCGTTCTTAAACTGGTTCTCTGAAATAATGAATCGTGTGACGATATATGTTGTTTCATGCTTGTGACGGAGTGCAATTCTTATCTTATGTCTTCCGTCTTTTAATGCTTTTGCCTTGAAAATGGTAAGTGATAGAGTTGCCATAATGATTAAAAAATTTAAGGATACTCCAGGGATACTCAC